ATGCAAGGGGGGTGGTCATTTTTGCGACCCCCTCCCCCTGTGTCACGACAAAGCCTACAGTATCTTCGATAAGAAGAACAAAAAGTCAATTATTGACGCAAAATCATTTAAAAACGAAGTCATAAACGTTATGCATTTGCTGCCGAAAGATCAGAAATGCGTGATTTTGCGTTAGATTCTGCAATTCTTACTTTTCTGTAGATGTTTCTGAAGTCATAAGCGATAATTTCGTCTATGGCCCTTTCAATCTCAGCATCCTCCTCTTCCTCAGAAAACTGATTTGAAGTTCTAGCAATTCTTGCAAGATACGATGTAGTATTGTAACCTTTCTCTACATCGAATAAAAACCATTCTGAAAACTGAGTGAAAGGATCATAAGGATTATCGACAGTAGTTAGAGCAACTTTCATCCTTTTGTTTCCTTTCTAAATTAAACGTATTTAGAAACAGTAGAAGCAGAAACGCCAATCATTTCAGCAATTTGTGCATTTGTGTAATGCGAATCCTTTAAAGCTTTTATTCTGGCCTTCTTTGCATCAGAGACCTCATTACTTCTGTTTCTAGGTGTGAAATATTCTTTTAATTTGTCATCTTTCACATACTTAATTGCTCGATTTAGATTGGTTTTTGTGATTGCGCCAGCTTGAATTGCTTCTAATTCTTTAGGAGTAAACTCAATTGACTTTCTAGAAGCTCCAACTTTAGCTCTAGCACTAGTTAAAGCTTGCTGGTTTACTTTTTTAAGTTCTTTCTTGTTCGTGGCCAGATCCGGATTCGATTGAACTTTGGCCTGTACCTCAGCGTTTGCGATAGCCAGGGCCTGTCTCTCTCTAGGTGCGTTCAATTCTGACAAGATTATCTTAGAATTGATTGACTCAACCTCTTTCTTATAAACTTTATTTGCGTTTGGATCGTATGGAATCTCTTTTGTCGAAATGTAAAGTTTACGGGACTGGTTGGCTAAGGCTTTCATCTCATTAGCATAGGCCGCGTATGCTTGCTCTTGACGGGTGTTGTATTTTGAGATGAGGGTGCGGGCATCATTAGTCTCTGCCATCTGCGTACTAGGCTCGGTCCTCTTTACTAGCTTGCCTTTCTTGTCAGTATAATATAGTTTGTCGGACGTCTTATAACTGAGAGTCCCGTCTTCATTAATAGTCGGACGTCCCTGCCTCTTATCCACCGACACTTCTGCTTTGGCACGGGATATAAGTGTACCAGCCCCCTCGTGGTACCTACCATTTTCATCGTACGTGCCCTGGTATTTACGCTTTAAGGCAGATATACCGTTGTCTTTCTCGCTCCTCTTGTAATCTAGCTCATGTTTTTCGGCATCTATTACCACCATACTGTGCCGTACAGCTCTAGCCAATTCGTCATCGGTAGCCCCACTAAGCGTCATATCAGTTATAAGATTTGTTATCCTACCCATTTCATTCTGGGTATTCTTCATTTTCTTATAAGGCTTATCAGTGCTACCGGGACCGTACTCTATTTTGGCGTCAAACCCTTCAAGACCCTTCAAAGGAGGGGTGCTTAATATCTTTACTCGATTTCCAACAGGTATAACCATTACGGTATCCCCGTCAAAGTCTGCTCCGGACAATCTATCAGCAACAGATTTACTTATGCCAACAGCATCCCTTGCGTTTTCAGATATAATTTTTCGCCCCTCTTTATTCTTATTGTTCACAGTAAGGATTGGTATTTCGAACGTTCCGCCATGAGGATATCTTATTAGAGCTACTTGCTCGCCATCCCTATAGTTGGGTGCAAATATCTCTTTATCGCCAACTGACGTAAGAGGTAATATAACTTGGTACTTCTGTCTAGGCAAAGCTGCCGCCTGAAGATGTACGGCTGCAGAATCACAGCTTTCGGCGAAAGATAATAGCATCTTTTTCCGAATTGTAGGATTGGTTAAAGCACAAATTGAATCGTACTCTGCCTTCTTATCCGCTATAGCGAGCTTTAACTGCGAATTTATAAGCGCCATCGGCTGCTTTGACAAGAACTGAGCCGGAAGATTGTCGGCCCATTCGCCCCAATCTCCTTCGTCGCCTCGTTTGTTGATCAAACGCAGATGTTCTTTTCCGTCAGGACCAATATAATAACTCTGACCGCCGTGCTCTTTAATAAGCGATCCAAAAGGGTTCTTTGGGTCGTTTTTAATCGGCTTCAATACGGTGTTGTCTTTAGGACCAAGAATCGGCGTTCCTTCTCGTTTGTTAGTATTGAACCGCACGTCAATTCCTGGCGGAAGATCGTCAGCGTAAACCGCCATTCCTTTCAAGTAATGAGTTCCGTCAACAAGAATTCTAACCTGAGCGTAATGACTATTGCCAAGACTAAGATCTTCGACACCTCTTCTAAGTTCAATCAGTCCATCCTTAAGAGTACCACCCTGTTCGTCGTATACTATTTGTAATCTCTTAGAATCAAGGCTCTCCGGATACTTGAATGCTTCTCTTACTTTAGTGCCGTCATCGGTGAGTATTTTATCGTAGTCTTTTACAGAATATAATTTATCGAAATCATAGATATTTTTATGAGGTGTTCCAGGAGGACAAAGAACCTGCACGTTTGTCTGCTGCCCTTTGTTGGTCGGCTGAGGTATTCCGCCACCGTAAACTTCGTAACCTTGCTGCTTTAATATCTCCAAAGACTGTCTCAACTTTTCTCTGGAAATTCCGAGCTCAAGTTCTACGCCTTTACCGACATCGATCATACCTTTTTTGTCGCAGATCTCTTTCAGGTAATTAGCGGTGACTTCGGCCTGCTTCATCCTTCTTTCAGAACTCTCATTTAACAAAGTTCTAACTGAAGAATCGTTTTCAAACCCCATGTAATCAGCAATTTCTTTCAAAGTCATCTTCTTGTCTTCGCGAAGATGTCTAGCTAAAACAACTTGAGATGCTCTTCTTTCGGATTTTGCCAAGCTGACCTGAGCTCTGAGCTTTGTGGTTGTTGTGCCAAAATACTCGGCAAGCTCACGTTCGCTCATCGTTTTCTTTAGCTCTTCGTAACGACTAAGAAAATCGCCATTATGCTGATTTGGATTTTCTCCGCTTCCGAGCGGATAACGGCCCGAACCAGGACCAGGTGCGCCATCTAACTTGCTGACACCATAATGCATTAGAATGTCTTCAGCAATATAATTCATACGAACTCACCCTTCCTGATCTCGTTAATAATTTTGTCAAATGCGACGATCTTATCCATAATAGCTGTGATGTCATCGGCTTCTGGATTTTCAACAACGATTTCATCATTCTGATAGATCCTTAATTCGATGTCAGTCTTATAAGGATCTTCTCTGTATTCAAGAAAATATAATGCCGAATAGATTCGAAGTTGCTCCATATGAGCAGGAACGGCACCAGTCTTAAGATCATGAATACGAAGAACACCGTCTCTTACGGAAATTGAATCGGCAGTACCAAAACAGTTTTCTGAATAATATAATACTTGTTCTGGCGTCATCCGATACCCTATAGCATCGTTAACATACGAATTCAAAGTCTTTCTGGATCTCGGTAACTTTTGCCCAAGTCTAATGCAAGCGGCGGCAAAGTCATGAAGTTCAGTTCCTCGCTGAACAGCAAGAGAATTCAGGAATGCACTTTTAACATGTTCTTCGTCGTAATTGATCCAATGATACTTACTTGCTCCCAGAAACGCGTGTTTTCCTACAAGGTTTGAATGATTGTTGAAGATCACGTAAAACCTCCTCTTTGTTTTCAGGACATATAATCCTGGAAAATGACATTTTGTTCATTAACCCAACGTAATAGTCCTGATTGTTCTGTTTATGTGCTTTCGCGAAAGCTTTACACTCCAACGTCGCCCATTTCTTCTTGTAGAGAATAAGCAGGTCAGGAATCCCCTGAATATAATTGGCATCCAGCTTCATTACTATTGCGCCTTTAAACATGGATTCAATCTCTTTGATCAAAGCAGCTTGAAAGTCGCGTTCTCGTTTTTTGGTGTTTGCCAAAATATAACCTCCTAGCGCAAAAAGGAAGAGAGATTGCGTTGGTCAACGTTTTTCCTCTCTTCTCTCATAAAAGGACATGTAAATTTCGCGAATAAAAAAGAGAGCCCTTGTAAAAAGAGCTCTCAAAAATATAATAGTTATTGGTTACTCGTCAAAATCCGGATCGTAGTATTCGCCGTTGTATTCTTCGTCCGGCTCATACTCTTCAAATTCTTCAGGTCCAGGATACATGTCGGCTATTTCGTCTTCACTCATTCCGTAATAATCAAGCTCAACGTTGTAGCCACAATTCTCGCAAAGCAACTCATCTTCGCGGGAAGTAGTAAATACTAATTCCGATCCGCATTCTGGACAAATGTACTTGCTCATGACAGCGCCATCTCCTTTCACTAAGATGACACAAATATAACATTCTAAGTTTTGTGTATCAATAGCTATCGCCTCCTTTATTCAAATCTAGCTCTTCCAAATTTTTCGTCAAAGATTAATTTAGTTCCGTCTTCCAAATAAACCCGGATTGAGTAATAGTCGATCGGGACATAACCTATTACGCTTTTTCTCAACGAAGGATACGTTGACTTGAAGCTGTCAAATATGTTACGCCAATGTTTCTTCTGTCGCATCATCTTTAGAACTTAAAGACGAGTCTTTTTGAGTCTTCTTTTTTCTTCTTTGTCGGCCATCCTATCACACGCTTCTTGATGAATGCATCTAACAACCCAATGATTGCCATAGTCGAATGATTCGTAACTATCAACTTCCAACTCAGAAACAGGGCATCCTTTACATTTACCTTCAAATTCCAACTTGATCAATTCCAAAGCCTCCTTTCTACGATTTTTTGTGGGTACATTTTATTGGACAATTTGGTGCCCTTTTGCTTATACTTTATATAAAAAATATACTTTTTTTTCACGTAATAGTTAATAAAAAGGGCACCAAAGTGGGCGTAAGTTGTACCCACAAAAATTTAAGTGTGTAATATATTACACTTTTTCACACTTTTTTCACAATTTGTTCACATTTTTGATTTTTTGTGGGTACAAAAATTCAACACGAAATTTTGCCATAATTTGTACCCACAAAAATTCATTTTTCGATAAAATCCGCGTATAACAAGATGGCTTTTCTAATAATTTCTGTTTTTGACTCGCCCGTCTTTTCTGATAGAGAATATAATTTTTCAGCTAAATACTCATCGAGTCGGAACTTAAAGACGAGCCTTTTTGAGTCTTCTTTTTTCCTCCGTCCTCTCTTTTTTTCCAATAAGCCGCTCTCCTTTTTTTAATTAATGCTCGCAATTGCGAATATCCTTCATCCTGATCGTTGAAGAACTGCTCTTTGGTGTAGAAGATTCGTCCGCAAGATTTGCAATAGCGAGCTCGGATAACATAATCATCTTCTTTTCTGCTGTCAAATATCTTTAACTCGCCACCACATTCGAGGCATTTCATCCTTAAAGATGCACCTCCTTTTTCTGGAACTCTCTCCAGAATTTGTCAATCACACCTTCGAGATTCCTGCTGCAGCGATCGCAAAGTTCGCTTCCTATTGTCTGGGTCCAACCTTCGGGTGGATCTTCGTAATTGTTGTAGTCATCCAATTTCTCCAGTAGAACCGCTTTCCCGCAGCGATCGCAGATAAGAAGTATGCCCTCCTTTCTCATAGCGTCACCTCCAGACTCTGCCCGTTTTCTGGTCTCTCAGAACGATACGGTCATCGATGGTGTAGCCGGCCAAATCGCAGATAGACTTTATTGTGTTGAGCGTCTTATTGAATCTATCCGTTTCTGACATGGAATATCTGTTGTTTCTCTTGTCAAACTTTTCGTTATTTTTTGCCATACTACTAATAATGTCCACTCCTTTCTTTGCGTAAAGCCTTCCTTCAGTAATCGCCGTGACTGGCACACCCCAGTCGCAATCAATCTTTAACCCATCGCGATCGCTTACCACCATTTCTTTATTTTGTTCCAATCTCTCTCCATCTCCTCCCATGTTTCTTTGTCAATGTTTGAAGTAGCACATCTTACCGCCACATAGAATAAAATGTAGCCTTCACTAATAGCAGCGAGCACTACAGAGCTTTTAGGAAGTGTCTCGCTAATCTCAATGTTACCAAGAGCGCCAACAAGAAGTACAACAGCAACAAACCACAGAATCTCCCAAATATAAATTCGTACAAAGTGCCAAAAGTTCATAATGTTCTCCCCTTAATAAAAAACGGGCAAGGATTCGAGATGCTTGATAATAGCTTCTTCGTCCTTGTCCTCACTGACATCTACCAATATGCTTCTTCTACCCAATTTACGCTGAATATAAATGTTTGAGTCGCACTCGATAAACTGCATATCAAGAATTGACCTAAACTGACGACTCAGCAACATCTCGTCCAGCATCGTCTGTATACGAGACATACCCATACTCCCCTTTTGAAATATAATTACCCGTAGTAGATAATGTAAAATCTTCCTAGATTATCCGTCTCTCCTTCGATTTCGCAGTTATTAATATTAGCAACAAGCCTTACCTTTGACTTTTCCTGGTTGTTGACATTGTCGAGGATTTTTTGTTCGCGCTCAGCAATGTACCGATTGTAATCAGCCTCATTTTTTACTGGGACATACTCTCTGTTCCACAATTCAAGCTGTTGATTAATAATATCCACCGCCAATTTTCGCAACCTACAGTATTCGTCAGTTATAGCAAATTTTTCCGCGTCTTCAATAAAATAATCTTTGATCGGGTTTTTAAACTTAATTCCAATCTCAAAAGTCATATGAATCTCCTTTCACAAGAAAAAAGAAAAGAGCCATTGCTGACTCTTTTAAATATAACTATTTCGATAACTCAATTATTCTTTCCCAAAGCTCATCGTCCGTGCAGTACGCCGAGATTCCGCCGCTGTATGGCCACGACGAGGTCCACCAGGGAATTCCGAAGTTGTCGCATTCAATAGCGACTAGCCGCGGATCGATCCCCGCCATGTTCCCAAACGGTCCCACACCTCGGTTCCAATCAAAGTCTTCGTGACGATAAATTTGCATAAGACCCTCCTTTACAAAAATATAATTACCAGTTCCTTCATAAAGAGGATTGCAAATACTGCGCGAAAAACAAGAGGGATTACGGTCCCTCTTTGAATCAACGGACGAGATCTCTAAGTTTATCACTATCGCTTTCGATATCTGTAGCCCAGCGTCTAATTGCATCTACTTCATATTTGATGTTTTCCTTTTGCGGATCGTCGTTTTCTAACATCCTATCAATAATATCACAATATGTTTTTATACAGCTTGCTTCTGCTGACCTAGACAAAGCGTAGTGAATAAGATCTCTCGCTTCCTTTGACCCTAAGATCACAATTCCTCTTGTCTTCTCGAAATTCAATAAATTCAGCATTCCATTTCTCCTTTCTAAAAAATATACTGAATTATCGTTTCATAAAGAGGATTGCAAATATCGCGCGTCACCACCTATTGTGTTTACCATGTTCATAACCGTTAACATACCCAATAAGAAACCCAAACGACAAAGCCGACAGCGACAACCATATTACAATAAGAAGATTGATCATTCGTGGTTTACCTCATCTACTATTATTGTCCCTGTTTGATAGTAAATAACGTGTCTAAATCCTTCTTCGTCGTCAAAAAGTAGTCGGCTCGTGTCTCTGTCAAAAGAAATATCAAACTTACCCTCATACTCAGCAAGCTTGTTCCCAATTGCGTCATAGACGTCAACATGTCTGGTAATGCCGCCGTCGAAGTTCGACTCCTGGGTTTTCATCGCTCTTTTGCCTGATTCGGTGTTTTTAAACCACCAAGTCATTCCGAAAAACATAAGTGCACAAAGACAGAAAGCCACGACTAACGCGGAGACTAAAACGGCTTTGCTCTCTGAGGTGTAGGCAATAGCAATTGCTACCACTAATATCAACACGGCAAGTATCACAAATATAATCCAAGCTCCAATTGGCATTTCTATTACTCCTTTCAAAACCTTTTTACATTGCAACTCATTTTCGCACCGCAACTAGGGCAAAACTTAGCCCAGTCTACAAATGTATCAAAAGTTTCTTCGTCGCATTCGTATTCGGTCATACACGCTGAGCATATCCAGTATTCTCCGTCACAGTCGAAAGACCATAGCCATTCTCCTTGCTTATCGTCTGACTTTGTGGGTGGCAACGATTTTATTTTTTCAAAGATTGCAGGGACAACCTCTTCCGCATCTTTTTTCTTCATGCCAGATTCGTAAAGCGGTTCGCTGAATATTGCATCAAACGCCTCCTGTCTGCTGATTGAATCGTCCATTCTGTTCACCTCTCACTGCATGGAATCCACCGTATGGTTTTCGTACCCTTCGCAGTTATCACCCTCTGTATCTTCGAGATCCTTCTGGCATCCGGATACAAACCACCATTTTTCTGCGGAATTAGAGAATTCTTCATAATTCCACACTGCAAATCTGCAGCTTCCGCAGTCAGTCATCTGGTCTCCCCTTTCCACGGCTCTGGTAGTTCGCACCATGCGATGACTTCTTTGATTTTGTAAAACGGCTTCCATGCATCAAATGTCACCCACTGCATCTTGTACGTGCCGTCCGCTTCTCTCATTTCGTCATATTTTGCAAGTGCGAAGTGAACGTTCCTTGCATATACGAGTACCTGTCTGTTATTATCCGGCAACCTCTCACTGCAAGGAATCCACTTCGGTTCTGGCTCCGCGGATGGCAACGACAGCAATCTCGCCACATCTTTCTCCGTATGCCCGTCCCAATGCTTTCCTCTCTCAAGTTCTTCGCAATCGAACAAGCTAAAATAATTATCTTCGTAATGGTATGTATAGCTTCCTTCTGGCGTATCAACTCCGACAATAAACCATCCACCACCAAAACAAAGCTTCCCATCTTCGTGTCTAAGTGATTTCCATGCTTTATTTTTGTTCTGTTTCGCGATTGTTGCGAACAACATCATGCGCTGATAGTAAAGCTGTCTGAATGTGTGAAAACCATCACTTACATCATCAATCTCATCTACGTGTGCAGCTTCGCAAATTGCTTTCCTTCTTTTTATCTCTGTATCGGTCATCGGTTCTCCTTTCCATCCCAACACGACAACTGAACCATTGCCATTTTCATTTCTGTTTGAATGATCTCGCACCATTGCTTTAGATTATCTGACTCTAACTGACTGCATATCTCCGCAGGATTGATGTCAAAAATCAAATCGTTTAAGCGTTTCGCCGCCTGCCTTCTAATTGAATCATCCATCAGCTCTCCTTTCTCGAAAAGAACTTCGTTTCATTGAACTTCTTTTTATTCTTAAGTGCTTTGCTAATAGCCACGTCAATCCCGGCTCGACTTTTAAGGTGGTAGTAATATAATTCTGTAAACGGTGTGTTAAGTCGGTCTATTCTTCCTGCGGACTGAACCATTACTTTGTAGCTGTAGTTCTGAGAATAGAATATAATTGTGTCGGTCTTGATGCAGTTCCAGCCTTCAGCGCCAGCAGTATACTGGACTAAGTAGATCCACTTCTCTGTATCCGGTATTGGCTGATGCTTGTGCCCGTTCCATTCGGCTACCTCTTCTTCAGAGTAAGCTGTAATTCCTATCTTTTTCAGGATCTCAAGCTCGTAGTCGAAGTTGTAGAATATAATTACTCTAGGATGCTTCTCCAAGATCTCCAAAATAGCAAGTTGTCTCGACTCGGCCACATTAACCGCTCTACGCAAAGCATAGCAATACTCACTGGCATTCTTGATCGGTGCGTTTTCCCATGGATTCCAACGTGTTTTGTTGATCTTTCGATACAGATCAAGATCATAAGACACGTAAATATCTTCGTGATGTGGCTCGGTTTTATTGCAATAATCCATGGTCACAAGTATAGAATTTCGCAGCCTGACAAGTCTGCCAGTGTTTAGATACCGATCCACCTTCCTGAAGTTGCCAAAATTTCTATAAACCACATGCTCGATCACAAAATCAGTCTTGTTTTTATAGAAACCATTGGCAATGAAGACTGGAATATAATCGGTCCAAGTATCGCCAGGAGTCGCCGACAGCAGTATCCATTCGTTATGCTTAGCTATCTTGATGAACGTTTTAGCCCAAACCCCATACCCTATAACTCTTTGCTCGTCAAATATAAAGAACGCGTCAGTTACTTCCGCATACTTCTCTATATTGTTCCACGAGTCAATCACGACGGTGTTGTCGTAAATTGACCCATCCTCAATTGGCGACATATAGAACGGAATCATTTCTTCTTCCCATTCATATGTATCTCTTTTTCGAGCGGTAGTTATTATGTAAAGATTTTTGGGTTTTTCCATCCGGGCATATTTTTCGGTATTAAGAACGCCCCCGTTACGAATATAATAGTAAGCCAATGCTGTTCTGGACTTACCGCTGCCGACACCTCCGCAGAGGATGCAGCCGTTTTTCATCCTCGCGACTGCATCCATCTGATAATCTCTAAGAGTTACGCCTGACATTTCCGTTCAGAAAGGAAGTCTCTCCGGATCTTCCGGCGATTCTGATCCGGCGAATCGTTCTTCAAAGCGATCTACGTTCTGATAAACCCAAATGGCAGAAAGATACGCTGTTCTGCCTACTCTTCCGTCAATCTCCCAGTCGTACGGACGAATTTCGACATCAACGGAAGAAATATCAATCTTGTCGAGTCGATGTACATCGCTCTCATCCATGCGAAGCTTTGCCGATCCTGACTGAACAAAAATCTTCGGACCATACTCGCTGAACTTAACCTTAACCGGCAGATACATGAACGGATCATCGCCTTCTTCTCTGGGCGGTTTAATACGAACGTTCCAGCCTTCCTTGATCAGAGCATCCGAGATTTCACTATCGGGAATAACAATTGCAAAATTTCTGTCGCCTTCTCTGTTGTACTTACTCGGTGCTCCAGAGAAGTTTCTAAATATAATTCTGACATCGTCCATCTGCACATTTCCACGTTCCACAAATCTCAGTTCCATTAATTTTCTTCCTCCTTGTCTTTACTCCTGTTGATTCTGTTAAGCCAACGTTCCATCTTAGCCTTTTTAAAACTGTTCATTTCGGTACGGCTAAGGATACCGGCGTTGTATAACTGCTCAATGCATGTCTCAACATCGGCTGCTTCTTCGTTGATATGTTCCCAAAGCTCGGCTTTCGATACCGGTGTCGGATTTTCGCCACGAAGTTTTCTAGCCATCTTGAGGCATACATGAGCAAGTTCTTCACATTCTTCCGCGCACTGTTCGAGAAGCGCGGGTGTTCCTATTACTTTTGCGATGTTCATTCGATAATCCTCATTAGAACGGAAGCTGTTCTGGAGGATTCATGAAATCAGATAAGCTAATTTCCGAAGTGAAGTCATCAAAGTCACCATATTCGTAAATGGCCAGCTTTGCTTCCTCGGCAAGAGAAATATAATAGCTCTTGTCTATGTCACCCTCTTTCCCGAGATTCTTCACAACTTCGGATTCGAGCCACCTGTATCCAGTTGTTCCAGTTACTGCATAGTATCTTCCGTCCTGGACACGATAAAGGACGCCTCCGCCACAACCTTCTTTGATCGGGCAAAAGCGTCCCACACGTCCCACATAAATATAATTGTGTCCTTTTGCTATTTTAGGTTCAAGCTCTCGCTTAATTTCGTCATAGCTTGTGTCTGATAATGTTCCATGAGCGAATTTGTCCTTAGCCTTTTTAAGCTCTTTTTCGAATGAGGTGACGTCTGGAAGATCTTCGTTCATATCCAAGAATATCTCCCCTTTTGTCACAGACTTAGTTTCGCATAGATCGTCGAAAGCAATCGGCTCATGAGTGAATAGAGATTTGAAAATATAAGGCACCTGGAACTGCGTGCCGGTCGCCGTCCACTCTCCTGCGTGTTTTCCGTCTTTGTATTTGGCGATGTAAACTGCATTGTTTACCAGGCACATTCGATCGTAAGTTGCCTCGTGCTCGAAGTTATAGCCATAAAGCTTACCGTAGTCCATCACAAACTTGATGATCTCCGGTGTGGCATTAGGAATCTTTATGGAGTCTGTCTTGATGTGCGCTACCGTGAACCCGCGTTTCTGAACCTCGTGCTTGAGATTCACCATGAACAATGCCCCGCGCTTTGCCACGATGTTGTCCTTATTCCGAATATCACGGAAAGGATTGTCGAACGTGGCGGACGTTAAACCATACACAGAGTTGATGGCTATCTTCAAAGCCTGAGCAAGATCTGCTGCCGATTCTTCGTCAGTCAAGTATTTGGCAAGTTTTCCGCCCAGCATTTTTTTAGCTTTCTCGAAGTCTTTGTGCTTGATGGCAATCCTTGCTTCAAGGATCTCACGAAATCTTGCAGTGTATGTGTTGCCGAACAAATCTTCCGACACAATGGACGATGGGTGCATGGATGCGATATCCAGCAAGGCCACGTCAAAATATATGCCCGGCTCGGCATAGACATAGCCGCCTTCTCCGACCTCTTCGCCTCTGTATATTGATTTGCCGTAGCTGTAAGTGTAACCCGGAAACACTGGACGACATTCCTTATCAAAAACCGTATACTCGTCAAGTTCTCTGATCTCTTCCGGATCGGCAGAAAAGCATTTCAAGATATGGGAATCGGTTGCCTTCTTGGATATTGCCTTTTCGTCCCCCATGTTGCGATAATTGAACTGGCTCTGCGGATTCCGGTCTTTGCCAAATATAATTCTGGTTGTTAACGAGTTTGTCGTATCGTTAACTGTCATACCAGCAACATCAGCCAGGATTTCTCTGGCAACAAAGTCCGCTTTTCTCGCATCAAACACCGCTTCTGTCGCGATAACGTCATTGCAGCAATAATCTGCGACTTTGTTCCATAATTCTTCCGGGACAGGCTGATCCCATGGTAAGCCAAGCTCCTGATGATGGATGCCGAGCTCGATCTCAAATTTCTTTAAAGACTGCTTCTTAGAACTGAAATCGTATACATCGGTGTATCCAAGACCATATGCTTCAGGGAAATGACCTTTTCCTTCCTGAATGATTTTCTTAGAAAGCTCATACAACTGTTGTTCGGAATATCCAAGCCATCTCGCATAGATGATATGGCGATCGTATTTCCTGTCGTTGAAACCGACAAGCTTGTGCCTGATCAATCTCTCGACCTCTATGGGCTTCGGGTTAATAAGCTTTACGACAGGTCTTCCTTCGCCATAAGTTTTGTAGCAGATAATGAAAAGATTCGGAAAAACCTCAACATCGTAAAATATAACAGGTTCGTCATCGTTTTCCTTCTCTGATTCTATCGGATTCTCTGACGCCAACTTCATTTCGTCAACCATCTTCATGCAAAAATCAGGATGATTTGTACTTTGAGCGGCAAAAGCCATCAATCCGTTATACATGTCGCTAACATCGTACGAAAGACCGCTATCGTAAGCATCGTCCAATATCTTTTTAATAAAATCTATGCTCGGCTTAGTTCCCGGATGAATCTCCTTATTCATGTTACGTATGATGAGCTTTCTGAGTCCTTTCTCGCTCTTTATTTGCTCAACATTGACCACTTGTTTCTCTCCTTTCGTTGGCAAACCGGAACTAATAATAGCAATTTCGTGATTAAAACATTTTGTTAGTTTTCTTCTTAGTGAACTACCTCCCAAAAATTTCTTAATTTCGACATGGTCTTTGACTTTTTCGGCAAGTTTCGATACGTCTCCGTTGTAAATATAATGAAGATGTATTGCACAACCGCTTTTACTAACCTCGGCATAGGTTTCTGGCCATGTTGCTGCTTCTGCCAAGTTTAATTCAAGCGATTTGTTACCGTTTTCGTCTACCAAGTCGAGGTCTATTACAATGTGATTCGACGGTGGTTTCACGTAATGCACCTGAGACGTGTCAATATCCGCCAATACGGTCTTGACTTTTGCCCATGCCATCTTTGGCTTCTCCGATTCCGTGGCTAGCTGAGCAGGACAGTTGGCGTATTCTTTATCGAAACTTGATTTCTGTTTCCTAAGCTTAAGCCACGTTTCCGGAATATAATTACTGGGCTTTACTTCTCTGATGCTTTTCTCAAACCGATCCGTTCGGAACCCTTTATAGTAGCTCCTGAGACGATCACCGTCTTCGGTATCGAACCGTTCCTGAAATTCCCAAAAATAACTCTTCAGTTCTTCCTTAAATATCCTCTGGGTATACGGATACTGCACCTTGGCCTCTTTGCAGTAGGCATCATACATCTCCCAGGCAGCGCTCATGGTGGTTTCATCATTCTTCTTGAATATGCGATAGCTATCCATCATGAAATTGTAAAAATCGTTCGAGGCTCCGAGCATTGATGTAGGAATATAATCATCGTATAGATCGCGATTTTTCTCATAAACCTCTTTGCAATGCCACGCTATTCCGCCGAGTTCGAACTTTATCTGTCGAACTATGGATTTGTACTCCTGCGCACTGAGTTTTTTGCCTGTCGGAGATACGTCTATCAGTCTTCTTATTAAGCCCGATTTGGAATCCGTAATCTTTACTGGTTTATTAGTACCCATGAAAAGAAAACATTTAAAACGACTTGCATATGTCGATTTAAACTTCTCATTAACCGTCATCCATTCATGCGAAACCAGACTGTTCAGACGTGTATTGTCCTCGATTCGGGATAGATCGCCATCGTGCTGTATAGCGACTAGCGGATTTGTTTTGAATGCTTCCAGAGCGAAAGCATTATTGGAAGAGCCAAGACTCTTTGCGTCGAATACCGAATAGTACCCTTCGAAAAGCTGTTGGATAATATTAAGAACGGTTGATTTTCCTGTTCCTGCGGCGCCGTATAGCACCATGAATTTCTGAATCGCGGTAGAATCTCCGGTAACTATTGACCCGATAGCCCATTCGATCTTTCGTTGTTCGTCTGGAGAATATAATACTGACATCAGCTTATTGTATGCCGGCGTCTCGGCCTTTTCGAGTGGGTAACTGAGACGCTTGCTGGCATAATCTTCTTTACAGGTCGGCATGTTGGAAAATATAAGTTTCTCGTCAAGCATGTGGAAGCTGTCTGGCATTTGCTTCTGGCAATACTTTTTCCAACGGTCGACCATGCCATACTCGGAGTCCCAGAGATGCAATATCTTAACTCTGTACTCCGAGTATTTGTCCTTATTCTCTTCGGCAAATTTGTCAAGTTCGCTGTCTATCAGGTCGATAGCGTCTTGTTCTTTTGTGGACCATGTTCCTTTGGGTTCTATCCAGATTGCATAAAAATCGTGACCGCGAATCATTAAATCGGAGCTTGTTTTTACTATAAATTTGGGATAAATCTCCACGATATCCTTTTTGGGACTTCTCGTTGAGACTAGTAAAAAATCAAGCATCTTCAGTTACTCCTTTTTATAATCCTCCAGATCACTTTCGAGCAGCTCAATACGAGCTTCCAGATCTTCGATTCGTCTCAGTTGACTAGCATCAATCAACAGTTCGAGAAGACCACCGATCCCGTAGCATATAAGCGCCCAACCGGTGGCTTTGCGAACCCTTTCGAATCTTTTGGTCAACCTATCAAGTTTTTTCACGGATTTTGCGCTTGCCTTGGCGTTGTGAGAGACAACCCTTACAAGATCCGAAAGGGTGTCAACCGGAATACTTTTTAAATACTCATTTTTCTTCATGTTTTCTCCTTTACTTAAATATTGTCATAATGAATTTTATAGTTAATGCGATAGCTAAAGATGTTACGCAACCTAGTAAAATATAAGAAACGATTGTTCCCACAACATGTGCTAGTTTCTTTTCCATATTCAATTCTCCGTCTCGTTCAGGTACCACATCATCTGGCACCATATCTCGACTTGCCTCAAGTCCTCCTTACAATCAGGGAGGGTCACTAATCCGCCCTCCCCTGTTGGTTCGTATTCTCTGTTAGTAAAAGTCTCAAGGACTTTGTCAGTGTAGACAACGTCAAAAGTATCGTCTGTTTGATCAATCAAGCCTAAGCTCTCGATCATTTTCCAGAACAAACGTCCAGCGTGTACGCCTTCGTTTAAATCGGCGAGAATATGTTCCTCGCATCTTAGCGACAATGCCGCCATCATTTCGAGAACACTGCATGGACGATGATCCAAGTAATATGCTACTTCTGCATATGAGATCTCCACTTCGTAACCGTATCTATACCGCAGTTCGATTCCGTCTCCAGATCGATTCCCGTCCATTGGCAGAATATAATCGAACTGGTAATCGAAAAGATACCGCAGCAATTTTCGATAATGTGACGATTTGTGCTCTTTCGTGTCCATCAACTGACAAATCCAGGAGAAATAGGAATGTTCTACTCTATCCATGGTCTCCTCTTAATCAGAGTCTGGCTCTACGAACACCCCTATCTCTTTAAGAATCTCGTAATCGCATCGCTTTTCATCATTACGAATATAAAGCGCGTCCATTTCGTACTCTCCGAAGTGCTCGGCATAGTCCAGACCAACTGTGTCGTCGATTTCTATATCATCTAAAATTTCTTCGTCATCGACCAGAACGCCATTCTCGTAATATTTGAGACTGATCTGTTCGTAGTCATCGAACTCTCCGAAAAGTTCCGGAGCAATCTGATAAGGGCCGTCGTCTGATTTTTTCGACGGCTTTACTTCAGGAATATTAGTTTCCGGCATAGAAGGAGTCGCATCATACTTGTACTGTTTGGCTATCTCACCCGCCTTGCTTATGGTGTTTTTGATTTCTTCTTCAACATCGGAAACGTTTTCCATCTTTTCTTTATAGTATTCTTCCAAAGCATTAACTTCTTCGTCTTTGTCCTTATCGCTTTTCGTCTTAGCGATTTCGTAGCCGACAACTAAGCCGACTACGAGACCAATAACGAAATATAATCCGTTATCCCTCATGCTTTCTCCTTTCTTCAAGCTTTGAATTCGGCGAGGTTAAAGATGTCGCCATCAAGGTTTAAGAAGTCGATAACGTATGCCGGCTCGTATTTCCCATCTTCTGACTGACGAATATAAGTCTTTGACATTGGAAGTTTAATCTTCTTCGGGTCATTGGGGTCTTTCACCCAGCCAACGATCATGCCCATCTTCGTATCATCGAATCCGAGCATTCGATAAACTTCATTGAGAACAACATGACCATACACATTGAGCCGTGCGTTCATGATACCCTCGATCCCGCTGACAAAGTTCTCGTCAAGAAGTTGGTTACCTTCCCAATTGGGATTATCCTTCGTGAAATATCTCACGAAGGGACTCGATACATTCGGATCGGTCACCTCGACCTTCTCTTTTTTCTTTTTCTCCTTTCCGTTTTCGTCGACAACTGTTTTCTCTACGGTCTCCGTCGTCGAGTTTAAGAAAGCCTGGCGTTCCGCTTCGTCTCCGAATTTTGCCGCGATACGTTTCCTATACTCGTCAAAGTTCTCGTTGACTGTGGCGGCGTAAGCGGCAAGAGCCATGTTTCTCTTAGTGAGAATATGATGTGTCTTGAACATTCCGCCAAGAGCAATCGCTTCAAGAGCCACGGTTGGAGCATACAATCTGGCGATTTTCAGGCCAGTCTTAGCATAAGCGATGGTTGTTTCTCTCTTAATGTTTGTGTCCGGATACTTTTCAAGGTATTCCGGATTGTCTTTTTCCTTGATTTTGTTAAGATCATCTTCGGCATCTTCGAGGATTTCCGGAAGTTTTGTTGTTGCGCGGCACCCACAGATCAAAGCGGCAATTGATCCAACAACCGCAATCGTAAGAGCGATTTCCGGACTCTTCTTTTTGCAAATATGATTTGCGTTGCTCAACACGTTCTTGATTTTAAAACCCATTATTTCACTCCTTTTCAAAGTAATAATTCGTCAGCTTCGCAGCCAAATATAACGGAAAGTTTATATATCGTATAAGCGCTCGGAATAACCGTTTCACTATTTGATAGGTATTTCTGTATGGTGTATCTTGACACTCTGGCTTCTTTTGCTAATTCCGCAACGGATATGCCTTCTTTATGAATAAGATTCGCCAAATTTTTTGAAAACTGTTCTACAAACTCCTCTTTTGTCATCATCATGGCATCCACCTCAATCGATCGGCAGTGCTCTTGGCAGCTTGATAATATAACCGCCTCTAACACTGAGTACGTCCGCTCCATTAAGGCTGGTCCAACCATAACGATTATCGGTATATGGACGTTCTGATACTCCAGCCAAGTCATAGTAATCAGCAACCCTTACGACTCTGTATTCCGCGAGAATCTCATACATTCTGTCCAGAACATCTTTCGCTTCGGAATACTCCGGAAATATAATGTCATCGTAGTCGTAAGCGCGAGATTGCGCCGATCTCGATGACGCGGAATACCGATCGTCGTCGTACATCCTGCTGTATGACACTCTTGACGCCTTAGTCACTTTAGTGGCTTTAGAGTCACCAAGAAGCGACATGTTCAGACCGGAAGTAACGCTCTCGATGAACGTTTTCTTAATCGCAGGCACCACAATATCATCGACCACGAAATCTCTTACGGTCCTGGCGTCCTGCTTCATAAAAGAATCAAAAAACTTGCGAATTTTGCCCTTTTTCTTTACCTCAACCGGCCCTTTTACTACTTTTTCCACTTTCTCTCTTTTTGTCGCTTCTTCGGCACTCTTTTCTACGGTCTTTAAACCGGACAAAGAATTATAAGACGCCATGTCATACCCTCCATTCCATCTTGGTCAACGTCCCCGGCATGGAGATTCTCGTGTTGACTGTTCTGTTGTGCTGAGTTTTCCACTGTTTTCCGAGATTGGCTCTAGCCCGACCCTCTGTTGACGCACTTGTTTCGCCAATCCATTTGCTCTGAATCATTCGACCGAACATGTAAATCGGACCCTCGTATCTATAAGTAGCCATGGTTCCTCCTTTCGCAAAAAAAAAAGAGAAAGTGCCATGTGAATGACACTCTCTCGTGTTCGGAATCCCAATTTTCCGGGATTTACTTGGTTTCGTTTACGGCCTTCTTCTTCTCCATTTTCACCGGTTCGGGTTTCGCCTCCTCAGGTTCTTCATTTTCTTCGACAACATCGCAATCGACTACGACGTCGGCGGGCTTATCTTTGTAGAACGGGCTTCTGACCTTGATGCCGGTCTTCTTGCTCAGGTGCCGCAATCCACCGATTGCCAAGCCACCTACGGCAATGACCATACCAGCCAGAAGTGCCATTCCCTTAAAATCCACCTCGCTCAAGCCGTTCGACTCGTTGTTGAGATCATAAAGATCATAAGAATGCTCTTCCTCATCAGTTTCATTGTTGTTGATGTTAACCGTATTTTCTTCCATTTTTTAATCCTCCTTTTAAATGGTTGGTTATTCCATTAAAGAAGATGTAAATTTCGCGTATTTTAGAGCTCTTTTGGCTTAACTCTATAGGATATAACCAAACACGGAACACCATCTTCGTCGAGCTGCGAACTATAGGTTAAATCTATTAGTCCATTGTCCAATTTCCACCCCAATTCGTCGCCAATCTCCACTACAGGAAGACCTAACTCGATATAAAACTCGTTCAGAGTAATATACATCTCCGACATCAACCTAGCATTGAGATTATTCACGGATTGTCTGATTTTTTCATAATTCGAGTAGAAATATCTTCCAAAAGCTGAATCATAGCATTTGGAATCACCTTTTCCGGTTATGATAACCTGCTTATTGATATTTGGATCTTTCTCAATAGCCTTCTTTGCCATGGCATCAGTGATCTGTTTCTCTTTCTTTTCACCGAGAACATCCACGGCGGCATCCTTGTATTCGACAAGTGCCTTTTCGGTTATAGAATAAGCCGCCAGCAATGCCGAATATCTCTTAGATTTGATATGCCGACTTCCAAGAAGACACCCGGTAGATGTTATCGCGGAAATCGCCGTGGGAATATAACACTTCCATACAGTTTTTACGACTTTCTTTCGATCTAATCGATCTACTTTTTCTTTCTTTTTCTCTTCCTCGATCTTCTTCTTTGCGTCGAGTGTGTTTTTCCCGGCAAAAAACGCCGTGACGAAGATTCCACTTATGCCTAGTCCCATGAGAATATCATCCGATCTTCTCACTATCGTGGACTTCAGCCGGCTCAACAGTTTCATGACCAATCTCCTTTCATTGCTGTCAAAATATCAATAGCCCAGTCGAGCATTTCCAGCAGTTCGGATCTGACTCGTTCTGGGCCTTTGTTTGTGGGCTTACTTTTCACCAGTTTCTTACGAAGTCTTTTAAGGGATTCCATCGGTGGATACTTAGGATCACGAATATAATCCAACACCTTTTGTAATGCCCATTCCTGATAACATCTTTTCGAAAATTCGCTTTCTTTCAACCCCCGACGAGGCTCTTTGAATTGCTCACCTGCACAATCGGAGAGAACCCAAATAATATAATCCCGTTCACTCGTAATCATTTCCTCTCTTTCAAGATTTCCTCCACAATTTCACGCGTTTCGTTTCTGCGAATCTCGTCATCAAACAGAGCTTCCAAAATTGAAAACGCAGTTGATAATAGTGTCACCGCTGACAGAAACTTCTTACCATTGCCATTTCCTAAAAACTTTTTTAACATGTTACAATTCTCCTTTCTTGAGAAAAAATAATAGAATTTGTTCCATTAAAGACATTGCAAAATTTGCGTATTACCCATCGATATAGTCTAAATGTGGTTCAAAAGGCATCCGAATGATGGTCACCTCTACGCCGTCTACCTCAGTTTCTTCATGGGTGAAGTCTATCCACTGGTAGCCATAGAAATCCCAACCGGTTCCAAGCGACCATCCAATTTCATCTCCGAATGACATTTCCGGTATGCCCAAGAAACCATAGAATTCATTTAAAGGCGCATACCCACGTATTGCCATGTTGCGGTTCAGCATATACTCTGCGGCCATTACTGTTTCCTTCGTCGCCTGGAAATATCTTTCGGAAGCCATATCGTAGAAAAGCTGTTTTTCTCCGTCTTCCTTGTCGGCACTGTTAAGATTGCCGGAAAGTTTAGACTTAACCATTTCCTTAACGATCTCTTTATCGCCGTCATTGCCAAGCAGATCCGACGCGGTTTTACGATATTCGGAATATGATCGTTCTAGAATCGCATATGCGCTGATCAGTGATGCCTGTTGCTTTTTATTGAGTTTATTGGCCCCAAAAATACAAGCCATTGTGCCCGCCGCAATCCCAATTGTAGGACCATATGCTGGCGCGATTAAGAAGAACGCCTCACTTTTCGTGAGACGCTCCTCCTTTGCCTGCTTTTCAAGTTCGACCTTTTTCTCCCCGGCTTTACTCGCCGCGTACGCCACGCCAATTACACCTCCTGCCCCAATAAAGGTCAGTATGGTAGGCATGGCTCTTTTGATCTTTCTTCTTAAGGTTTTAAAGTTCATCGAATTTTTCGTTCGCCTCCTTAACTCTCTTGTCTCCCATTTCTCAATCCTCCTTTTCATCCGCCCATAATTCCTTGGGCAATATTGGGTTCTCTGGTTTCTCTCGTATCGTCTTAGATACATAACCGCATTGCATACACCAGTAAGATGTGAGAGGTGGTATACTGGCCGTACACATGCATATCATGGTGTGCCCGCATTTGGGGCAACGATAATTCACGTCAAACTCACCTCCTCGTCTTCTTCATCATGGTATACTCTCATCCACATAGTCGGAATCGGTTCAGAACCAGTTGAATAATCAGTGTCAAACACCCATTTTCCGCAATTGCGATGGGCTATGTCGTACTCAGCACGACCATCCGTTTTCCACGATACAATAACTCGTATGCCGTCTTTTGGATATTCTTCGTTGCAGAATACCCATCCGTTTTTCTTCTTGGCATTCTTTGCGGCAACGATGCGGTTCCAGGTTTCCGAATTGTGATCGAAATAATCACGAGGATCAATACGGAAAGCGTTATCCTTTGACTTGAATATAATGTCGAAATCGAAAGCGTATGCTGCCGCAACTATGTCAGCAAACGAGAAACCGTCATTTTTCATTTTTCGATCAATGAGCGATTTCTTTATGCCATAATACTTAGCAAGTTCAGTGGGTTGTTTTTTCGACGACAACGCCATTTGCTTTACTATGCATGACTTCTTCTGATTCTTGATAAAGGCGAATGCTGACTTATGATAATCAATTGCCGGAATTTCTTCGATATCTTTTGATTCTTCTTTAACCATGATTTCTTCGATATCTTTTGATTCTTCTTTAACCATGATTTCTTCGATATCTTTTGATTCTTCTTTAGCCATGCTTTCCGTATTGGTGAAACAATCAGCGCTTATTCCGGTGATTTCCGCAATTTTATCTAATGCCGTAACCGGCATGGCGCCTTTGTTAAGCCAAGCGTAAAAGCTTCTCAGACCCGGCATACTATGGATCTCATATGCAGAATGACCTGACGCTTTCAGAACTTCATAAAAATGCTCTTTGTTGATTGCCACCTTTTCTACTCTTGCCGGCATAACCCAATTCTCCTTTCATGAGAAAAATAAAAGAGCCCGTGTTGGGCTCTTAACCATAACCTTTCCTTTAGTTTTGTTTTTGTTTTCTCTTTTTTACTACATTTACCGTAACCGCGATTATAAACAATGCTACAAATAGATCCCCGAATATCAGCAGGAATCCTCCTCCCGCTACAAGCAGGAAGATGAATGCCAATACTGCTACTACAAGTATAATAATTCCTAACAATGTTAATGTAATCATAGTTACACCTCCTCTCATACTATGAGGTGTAAAAATCGCGTTTATTCACTCCTTTTCGCCTCTCAGATCGATCCCGGTGATTTCAAAGAAAATATCGGGATCATAATTCGGTAAGGCTTTGATCCTATCCACGTCGCCTTCTTCAAGATTATTTTCATAAATACGGGTGCAAAAATTATAAAAATTATAATCAAGGCTTCTTAAAAAATCAGACAATCTAATATTTGTCTCCCGATTAAACGCCCGCATATTCGGCTCATTCGAATTAAATATGCCGGAGTTGTAGTTTCCGGAGTTGTAGTGTCCGGTGTTGTAGTCCCCGGAGTTGAGGTACCCGGTGTTGCGGCATCCGGAGTTGCCGTTCCCGGAATTGTAATACCCGGTGTTGTAGTCCCCGGAGTTACGGTCTCCGGAGTTGCAGTACCCGGTGTTGCAGTGTCCGGTGTTGCAGTGTCCGGTGTTGCCGTTTCCGATGTTGTGATACCCGGTGTTGTAGTCCCCGGAGTTGAAGTTTCCGTAGTTGCCGTTCCCGGAATTGTGGTCTCCGGTGTTGCGGGACCCTGAGTTGCAGTTCCCGGTGTTGTTGGACCCTGAGTTGCAGTACCCGGTGTTGTGTTTTCCATCCAGAATAAACGCTTGAAGCACTTCTCTTCTTAATTCTCGAACAATCTTGATCTTGTCTGTTACATATTTCGTCCCTTCCTGCTGAATCTCGCCAAGCGCCTCAACCTCGGCAATCAGTACGCCCTTGGTCATGGGGTAGTAGCCGAAGACGTCTATCGGGTTTTTACAAAAATGAAAACCGCATTCGCATATTTCAAGTTTCTGCCCTGCTGGTAATTCATAAGTTTTCCCAATCTCATACTGAAAATCTTTGCATTTCCAACCAGGTTTAAATGCTTTATAACCCTTCATACCCATAACCTAATTCTCCTTTACTCATGTAATGCCTGCTCTAATTCACAGCACATTATTCCAGTTTTTGTTATCGTAGAATTTTCGCTCCAGAAATTGTTTAAAGTCATTCGAGCGTTAACGTTTCTGGATATCGCATACAAATTATCGGGACGACAATCTTCAACATTTCCGTTCAAATGCACAAGTATTTTTCCTTTTGGCACCGATCCATATGCAACGTTTTTTAAACGGCGCCAACCATTATCGGTTTTGATATACGGTTCGCCATGAGACTTTGCCACGATCGATCCAATTGGATAAATATACTTTTTCGTGTTTTCGTTTGCTCGTGCCGCTCGTCTATGATCTTTGACTTTCAGACCCATTTTTTTGCATTGCGTCTTTATCGCACCAGCAGATCGATTTGTTTTAAACTTTTCATTGAACATCCTGGCAGTTTCAATATACCCATAATCAGGATATGTATCGGTAAGCCATGCCTGCTGTTCTTCCGAATAATGAAAGTTCAAGCCAAGTCGATAACAATGAGACTTAAAAGTGTTATACCCAATGTTTGTGCCATAAACATTGTTGTATTTGCGATTAAGGCTCAACCAATTCCTATGCTTTTCCCAGTTGGCAAATATAAAGTCGTCATGCCATGTTTGTACCGGATCCATCGATCAACTCCATAGCGTAAGAATGTGTTAACGACTTCGACTGCGCGCAAAGCTTTTCGGTTCTAAGGATAAGATCGCCATTATTAATCATCTGCTTTGCGATGCCGATGATCAAGGCTGTCTGTTCATTCTCCTCCTGACGTCTTTCTGCCGTCATTCTATCAGCGTTAAGCGTTACTTCAATTCTCTTTCCCAATATCTCCTGAAGCTGTACTAATGTCATTTACCCAATTCTCCTTTCGTTTATATGGCACCATTTTTCTTCCAGAGCATAGCCGTCGCCATGGCTTCGGAATAACTCATACGAAACGTGTTCATTAATGCCCAAATAACATCGCCATCGATTGAATAACTACACGAATTGCTAACCGCATCATGTGCTATCAATTCGTTAAGTTTCTTGCAGATCAGTTCCAACTCGATCCGATTGGCATCGCTTTCCAACGTACCCATAACCCAATTCTCCTTTCGCAAAAAAGAAAGAGACCGTTGTTATAACAGTCTCTTGTAGATGTGAATATAGATGTGATAATAGATAGGCCAAAGGACGGTTCGCTACGCCGTCCGACGGGATAAATACATCACCACCTCCTTTCTCACAATGCAACGTGTAAATTTCGCGTAAAAACCAGGAGCCATCGTAAAATTTATTTACGACAGCTCCCGCTTTATTATTTACCAAATACCTCTTTTATTCCAATCACTAATAATGCTGCTCCAATCATAACAAGTAATATTCCCATAATTATTTCTCCTCTATTATGTCATTGCGCTTGCATATGCCAAACATCCATGCTGCAAAACCAACTCCAGATACCAGAGAGTAAAGTAATTTCATATTAACCTCCTTTTATTGGGTTCTATTAGTTCCATTAGAGGAGATGCATATTTCGCGCGAAAAATAAAAGGAGTCTATGCTAAATTAGCATAAACTCCCGTTCGTTTTAGTCCAACTCAAACAGCAACTTCGTCAACAGTTTTTCCACAAATAAAATAACTCCAGCCGCAAGTATTGAATACACGACCATAATTATGGCGGTAATGCTCCTTAGCTGGTTGTAGTTTGCCATTACATAACTTACAGCAATCTTTCCAGATTTCATCATGCTATAATAATGATCAAGAACCACATACCTTCCAAGTAAAGCTAATCCGCCAATTATTGCGGTCATTAACAGATAATACAATACTTCTTTTGTTGTTTCCTTCATTTTTATACCCTCCGTTAAAGTGTGTTTTTGTTTCATAAAGAGGGTTGTAAAAAATGCGCAAAAAATAAGGGCCGCTGTATAATTAGCGACCCTGAACTATCATCTTACCTGAAGCTGCGTTCTGATTCTATCCCACTGATCTTCGGTTGCGCTGATTTTCACCAATGCTTCGTCGTCCAAACTTTCTACTCCTACTAAAGTTTCTCCGACGATTTTCAAGATTTCTCTTAACCGCTCCCCGACGATTGTGGAAATATAAATAGTTTCTCCCTTCATGACAACCTCCTTAAATAAGATTTCCGTTGCATAAAGGGAATTGTAAAAGCTGCGCAAAAACGAAGAGCCCGTGTAAATATCACGGACTCCTCTTCCGGAATCAATGTTTCCTTTTGAAAAGCCATCTCAACGATGACTCCAAAGCGTTGTATGCTTTAGTTGTTACTATACCGGTTCTCTCAAAATCGAGCGTTTCCCTCCATCTCTTAGACAGGAACCGCAGGATCAACAGATTCCCGATCGGTTCCGCCGCCGATATAACAGCGTTGACTCTTGCCTGTTTTTTCTTGAGATCAATGTCCTCCTGGATAGATATAATTTTGGCTTCTGTCTCTTTTCTCTTAAGCTCCAGCTCCTCTTCCAGCTGTTTCTTCTTGAGATCGAGTTCTGCCTCCATCGCATCCATCTTCGAAGACATCTCTTCAAAGTCGGCATTGTCGTGCTGCTCGGTCAGCTTAACTTTCATCAAATCTGTCAAATTCCTAACTATTGTCTCCTGCTCTTTTGAGCCAGGAGAAACGCCATTAAATTGACTTTCCAGTTTAGCAATAATTGCTTCCACTCCTTTTTCGCTCATTGATATCTCCTTTCAAAAATATGTCAACAGTTACTCCATAAAAGAACATGTTAAATCTGCGAATGATTGTTGGTTATTACGTCCAGAATAATCTTGTTTTTACGAGTAATGTCGTTGGCGTGTTCTTCATTGATGCTAAGCCAAATATAAGGTTTTTCGTGAGGTTCTGCTTTGTCGTAGACGACCATCAACTTACCGATTGACTCATCTTTAGAGAACCGGTCCATGATGAAAGAAATAAGCAACCCGGCAATCAAGCCCAAAATAAAAGCCAGAATAATCATCAGCTTCGCAAATGTCATAAATACGCTCCTTTCAAAACATTTTGCCAAAATCCAACCCGGGGAATTTTTTGGATTCGCTAATCTCGCATTTTGCTTAGAATCCAAAAAAATTTGTGGTACCGATCATAGAACATGTCCTTTTCGCAGGGTATTTCGTTTTTAGCTTTGAGGTTTGCAAACGATAGTCCTTCAGTCACAGCTTTGAAAATATAACTTCCAATCTGATCATCCGCCTCAAGTGAAGCCGCCAATACCATATTCATCTTCTTCCTAACATCAGCAAGTTTCACTGCAGATTCTCCAGTCGGATCCGAATCATACGAATTGTCTGGTAATCTTTCTAGTGCCCTTCGTACAATGGATGAACACTCATACTCGTCGCGAAGTCTCACCCATTCCGGATATTGCAAGCAAAAGTGAACTAACTCCATTCGCCTATGCTTACTAATGTAATACTTGTTTCTTTTCGATAATTCGGTCCTTACTTTCCCGTGTCCTGCCATGGTGTACCTCCTTTTACAAATAAGAAAGTACGTTAGATAAGCGTCCACTGCGTACGGTCATTGTTTCCCGCTACTTGCGAAAAGAGACCGGGTCTAGTAATATCAAGAATCACAGGAGGTAAAAACCATGAAAATTCACAGAAACAAAGATGGAACTTGTTGGACACAGATCTACATCGACAACATAGACGGCAAGAACAAATATAAGCGCGTCTACGGATGCAACCCTGATGATCTTCAGATTAAAGTATGGGAGGAAAAGATAAAACTCAAGAAGACAAAGCGAGTAACCAGTATGACTCTCCGGGACGGAATCAACGCCTACATCGACATAAAAAGACCCATGCTTTCTCCGGCGTCGATCTCGAAGTATGAACAGATACGAGACAATGCGTTCAAAGAAATCATGGATACAAAGATGAAAGACATTGTGGATCTGGAATATGCGGTAAGCGTCGAGGCGTGTAGAACAGTTGGAAAGAATAAGAAGAAGCCAATCTCGGCAAAGACATTAAGAGACGAATACTTCTTCATAAGAACAGTGCTAGCCAAGTATACGCCGAACGTAGAGCGATCGAACGTGTATTTGAAGCCGGTCAAAAGGTCGTTCCCGCCATTGATTGAGCCGAAAAAAATAATAGAAATTGTAAAAGATACGGACATCGAATTGCCAGTTCTCCTGGCCATGTGGCTGTCCATGACGGTTTCTGAAATACGCGGCTTAACCAAAAGCGAATCGATCGACGGCAACTATATCACCATCAGATCGGTACTGCTTACCGTAGACGGTCAAGATGTTAGAAAAGACTTGGCTAAGGAAGTGACTAGGAATAGGCGCTATGAGCTCCCAGAACGCCTCAGGACGCTTATAAACAACGTCGATGGGGATATAATAGTCCCATTGACTAACGCAGCTCTCACACACCGTTTCAGCCGCCTTCTGGAACGCAATGGATTGCCTCACATTTCGTTTCATGAATTGAGACACATCAATGCTTCCACCATGGCCAGGCTGAATATCCCGAAAAAGACCGCTTGCGAAAGAGGAGGATGGTCAACGCCCTATGTTATGGACACGATCTACACTCAAGTTTTCGACTCAGATCGAATTGAGGCAGACAACAAAATAAATGCCTACTTCGAAGGTCTGTACAACAGTGTACAACAGCTCCCCAGCTAAAACCCTCAATAGTAGGCATCTACAGAGTCGGGGCAGCGAGATTTGAACTCTATGATGTAAAAACTGCAAAAATAATTGTATTATTTGCACAAATAACAGAGCATTACAGGCGAAATCTTTGTTGAAATCGCCTGTAATTTTTGTTTAAAAATCGTAGATTTCTCAGCACAGACTGGCTAAACCCTTCTTCCAAGTCTTTTCTGCAACAATTCCATCACCCTTCAAACCATTGGCGGTTTGCCATTTTGTAGTTGCAGAATGAGTTGCAGGACCGAAATCGCCATCAGGATTGGTCCCGACGATAGTCTGCCAAATTTTAACGGCATCACCGGAAGATCCTTTAAATATAACTGGCATCTCGGTATCTACTTTACATGTTTCAACATTCTCTTTTACATCCGTGCCATTCTTTTTGGCCACATAGTCGTAAGCTTCTTTGGTGTAGCCAAAGGGATCGCTACCGGAAGACGGGAAGCAATAGAATGTCCATGTACTTCCCATCTTGTTTTTGACAACCGTCTTATTCTTAATATAAGCCGATCTGTCTTTAATGTTTCCGGTAGAGATGCTCTTGATGTCGCTGAAGCAATCATGCTCATCGACATATTGCGGGAGAGTGCGGTTTCCCTTGATCAGAACGTCGCGAACCGCTTCTATGTATTTAGAAGCTACGGTACCGTTATCCATGTAGTATTCCGATCGGTAAAACCACTTACCATTCCTCACCCAATTATACAGGGCAGTGCCTGAAGTGCCATATGTTTTCTGTCTTGCCGGACTGGTTTCCAGCTGATTAGCCATTAAAGAGGCTTCTGCTTTAACACCTGCGACACTGCCCTGCTCTTGCACACATAACCTAGCAATTTTTTTAAGCTGAGTTTCTGTGAGTTTGTATTTCTTAAATGTCGGCATTTTATACCCCTTCATTCATTGCCTGTACTGCAGCTTCGATCAGTTTATCGACTTCGTCGTCTGATAAAGAAATCCCATTCTTCTGCAGGAACGGCATGATGTACTTCACGGCAAGTTCTTTCTTGTCTGCGCCATGGATATCATCAGAAACAGTCTGTTCCACTGCTCTGACCACGGCGTCAATAATATCGGCGGCCCATGCCCACTTGGTCGCTCTAAGACTTGCGTTGACTTCCTCTTTCTTCTGTTTGAGATAAGGAAGGAGCGTTTTTGTAACAATGCCAATCATGGCCACGATAAGAGCCATGCAAACGTTGACTACAAGATTCTGAGCCATATCATTACCTCATATGAATTTGTTTTCTTCTCTGCAAATATCATAGACTGTTTCTATGTTTCGCATGGCACTGTTAGCTTTTGCGTTTGGGTAGCTATCGTGCTCATTACAATATTTGCGGTAAAACGTTATGTCGTCTAATATCTGGTCAAAGAATTCTTCTGAATGATCTACTTTTCTTCGTAATTCGTCATCAAATCGCAATATACGGTTTCTAGCGGCATCTGCATCGCGTCGTCCACTTGTTTCATTAATGTCGTCCAGCTCCTTATGCACGTCTACCAAATCGGTTTTCAAAGATTTGATCTCATCCATGACTTCGCCGTTAATCATACGACCTATTAATTTAAAAAACTTTGACCATGGGTCTATCTTAATTGGAGATATTTGAATAATAGACAGCAGAGCAATACCGATTGTAACGACGTTTCCGATACCGACACCCTTTAGTTCATTAAGTATGTTCGTAAGGTTCATATGTTCAGTCTTTCAAATATAACAAGCCGCTAGGTGACGGCTTGTCGTTATCGGATTGCTAGTTAAATTCTCTCAAGAGCCATGCGAATTGCGTCGCGCTCTCTGTCGGTAGTTGCTTCGGACATCATACGACCAAGGCGATCGGCGATATCATCACCATGCCTGCTGTAGTTCATATTATCATATCCGTCTCTGCTGTAACGCCCCATGGAATCTCGACGATAACTATTCCCGTGATTTACCATTGCGTTATCATTGTAATAACGCGGATACATTCTCTGAGAATAGCCCTCTTCGTTCATTCCGGGCTCCATTTCACAAATATCTTTCACGATGTCGACCAGCTTATCCAGCTGCATCAAGGTTGTATCGTTGAGATCGTTCTGCTTGACGATCTTTTCGATCTCGTTTTCGACCATGTTCTTAAGATCTTCGTACATGCGTGTTTTGTCAGCCATTCTTATACCTCCGTTAAGCGATTCTCTTCACAGATACATTCAAATATCTCATCACGATCGTCGGATTCGGCGTAGCGCCCTGTGCAGGCGATACGTTTTCCACCGCAACCATGGGACAACAGTCCTTCGGCACAAGAACGGTCTTGAAACCGCTTACGTGCCAAAAATCGCCAACAGCAGCCGGCGTTGCAGAAGCAATGGTGTCGGTAACAACTTCGCCATTGATACTAAGCGCCGCGGAGATCTCGCCAACTGTCGCTCCTTCGGCAAGAGCAATATCGGCAGAGAACATAACCTCAAACTGAGCGTAACTGGCATACGGATTATTGACGATCCCTTTAAGAGTAATTCCGCCGAATCCGTTCTGATGCACAATATGGTTTTTGTTACAACCGCAGGTAGTATTATTAAGAAGAGCCGCCTGACCATACGGAACATTCTGCTCTTCAGGATAAGTAAACTCCGCCATATTGTACCTCCATTACGCTACGCCGCAACCGCAGCCATTATAAGCCTGCGCGCATCCATTGGGATTAGCTACGACATAAGCGGGGATTGCCGGCTTAGGAAGAAGCATCGCTGTCTGAGCTGCGTTATCAGCAAGAATAGCTGCCGTCTGAGCACCCTGAGAAGCCTGGAGATTCGCCATATTAAGCTGAGTCTGAAGATTGGCATTCTGAGTCTTGAGCGCATCAATCTCCTGCTGGCACATCTTATCAAGAATAGCCTGAGTGTTAGCGGTATTAGACGCAATAACGTCTCTGAGAGCATCCGTGACCGCAGCTCTATCCGCGCAAGCTTCAGTGGCGACTGTGTACTTGAGATCGGCAGTTGCCGCTCTGTTTTCGCAGCAACAATTCTGAAGTGCTGACTGAACACTGAAGTTCTGCTGCATGTCAGCCATCTGTCTAGCATTGTTAGCGATTTCAGCCTGAGCAAAACCGTTGGAAACGGCCGCATTCACTCCGGCGAATCCATTGCAGAGAGACTGCTGAACATTCGAGAATCCATTGCAGAGACTCGTGGACAAACCGTTGATACCAGAAGTGACCGCAGCCTGATCGAATCCTCTCTGGACATCGTTGGCAACATAAGTTGTGCCGCCATTTGCTCCGTATCCGCCCCATCCGTTGTTACCGATGAGAAGGAACAGCAGCAGAATCCACCATCCGCCATCGTTGCCGAACATGCCATTGCCGGCACCGTTGCCATACATAGGTGAAACGGGCATTACCATGTTGTCAGCATTTCCGTTTGTTAAAGACATAACGTGTTCCTTTCTGCCGAATTATCGGCATTTTGATAGTTAATGCGTATCTATAATCCTGCGCGCTTGGATTATTTACCTTGGAATATACCCAGTTGCCTGCTGAAGCTGCTGAATCGTGGAAATTGCCCAATTGTATTTCTCAGGGCTAACTCTTCCACTATTGATGAGGTACTGAACCATCTGCATAGCCTGAGGCTGTCCGCCAGCAAAATTTGCTCTAAACTGGTTATAGGCTTGCAAAATATCTTGCGGATTTCCTATGGGAGAGCTTTGGGGAGGGTTTGTATTTCCTCCTAGTAAATCGTAAAGCCGACTCATGATTTAGGATTGTCCTTTCTCTGAAATGTTTTTCTCATAGACTGAAATTCAGATAATCTAGATTCAAACTCTTCGCGTGTGACGTATTCTGTCGTATCGCTGGATTTCGCTTCTACTTCTACAGCCTTTGCCGTTGTTCTTTCGGAATAGTCAAACGTTCTGAGCGGCAGAGGCATACCACTGGCGTCGGCGGTTTTAATATAAAAGACATTCTCTTCAGAATCCATGAGCATCACACTCTGATTCGGATAAACAGGATAGCTTCTAGCCGCAGCCTCGCCCTGAACCCAAATGATCCCATTTTGATTGTATTGAGGCTGCGGTGTAGTCGGCTGACTCTGAATATAATTTTGCTGAGGAACGGCAGTTACCTGGGGGTATGTAGCAGGAAAATAACTATTTGGGTATGCCATTTTTAAGCACTCCTTTTCGTATAGTAATATGCTGGGATTTCCTGACCACTATCCCATGAATCAAAAAAGTCGCCGTCAACGACAGCGACAACGTGCGATCCTGTAGCGAGAACATACGTTCCTTTAGGATGATCGTAACAAAAGTCAGTTATGGAATAGCAGTCGGGACAGGTATTAGAAATGACATTTCTTGTAAACCCACGCTCTTTTAAATATGCTCCCCATACGCTATTCGCAGAGGGCATGTCTTTCATTCGAAATCCGACTATAGCCAGATCCAAATATGTCGACTCCCAATCTTGATCTGTTACTTTTGATATGGCTCTTATAACGCAATCGCCGACATTTAGACTACGTGGGTTTGGATTAAATTGCACAAACATTAGTGTTCATAGCACTGGCTCTTGATGCAGAGCCCAGTTTCGTCAATCAAAGCGGCAGTATGCTTCTGAACCTGAGAAACCGCCGCCGCAGAAAGCACGAGATGATATTTGCTTTCCGCCAGATTCAGATCAGAAAATGTATCAATCAGTGTAGCCGTCGTATTGCCGTTCGTCTGCGCCTCTAAAACTATGTAATTCATCTATATCCCCCTTATGTCTGTGCATAATCTATAGTCACCGGTAATCCGACAACTCCGCCAACATATGTAAACGAGCCTCTGAGAGGTGTTGCGGCCGTCACTGCCGAAGCAGGGCGAATCGCGCCGCCCGTCGTGATAATAAATTGAAAATTATTGTTTACAGATAACAGGTTCATTTGAACCGCAGGATGGTAATCTGCGGCAAGCGTTGCGATGGTTGTATTGGCGGCCGTGTTAGCTGGCACAGACAGACCAGTAAATCTCACGGTCACAATACCCGCCGCACTCACCGCTCCGCTCACGCCGGTCACGCCAGTCGATGGGGTTGCAACCTTGGTTATATTTGCTACCGTCGATGCAATTGCCGTATTCACGTCGACCTTTGAAGCCGCCTCGCCGCTATCCATAAACAACCTTCGGATATATGCCATAGGTGTTAAATACCAGCCAACCGTGGTAGATCCAAGGGTTGTTTTATCATTCATTAACGCCGGCTTTAATTGTGCGAGAATACTATCATCGCTCGCGGCTAATGATTGGAACCCGCTCGGTCGCATGATCAATGATGCGTTGTTTGCAACAGAACTTCTATTACTAACGCCGCCATTCGTTTTATCATAATCGAACGTTGTTGTAGAACCTGCGTTTGTCTTAAATACACCGGACGAAATTGTCTTACCAGAAATCATCGCTGCCGTAATTGCGTTTGCATCCAACTTTTCAGTCGTAATAGCACCGGCTTGAATTTTATCTGCAGTCACGGCGTCTGTATCAATGTTGGTTGCTTTAATCTCACGAGTTCCAATCTTGGCGGACGTGATAGTGCCAGCGGCAATCTTTTCCGCTGTAACCGCAAGAGCATCAAGTTTTGCCGTAGTGACGGCGCCAGCGTCAAGCTTATCTGTGGTAATCGCCCCGTCGACGATCAGGTCTGCCGTGGCCTTTCGCAAAAATTTCGCCTGTTTAATGGCGATCTGTGACTTCGTTGCACGCTTGTCATTAATGTATATGAAATAATATGACGCTGTATTGAAATCGGCGGACGATAATTTAATCGTGCCCGTGAATGTCTTATTACTCGTAGTCAATGTAATTTCCGATCCATGACCCGTAATAAACGTCCGCGTGTCATCGTAGCAGGCGATCATGATATCAACCGCGCCGCCTTCGGATCCGCCACGGGCAACGATTGAATAATAGACCTCATCGCCCTGTTTAAATGCATTTGCCGCATAGTATGTCACGAGGGGGAGATAATTCTGCGTGTCAACCTCTTTAATCACCATGCCGGACTGAGATGAGATCACTGTCTTCCTGCCGCTTATGTTACACATCGACGCCTCATAATTTTCGTTTACCGTCGCATAGTTATTGAAGTCTCCAACCGCCAGCTTCTCGGTAGTGATGCCCCCTGCCTTGATCTTGTCTGCGGTTACGGCTTCGGCTCTGATCTTATCTGCTGTTACAGCTCCGGCGTCAATAGTCTGAGCTTTAACGGCGCCAACAGCTAACGCGTCAGTATCAAGAGGCTCGGCAACCCATTGCGATCCATCCCAAGTATTGATTTTATAGCCATTGCTCGTGTCAAACCATGTGTCTCCTACTTGAAGGCCCACGGAAGCAAGAGGTGCCGATGACTGATGGAAGATCTTGTTCTTGCCGTTCGCGGATGTCATCGCGGCCTGAGCTTTGTTGTAAGCGGTCTTGGCGGCTTCGTAAGAAGTCGACAAAGATACATCTGAATATTCAAAAGTATCGTCAGAATATAACGTCCTTTGGCATACATACAGACTATTAGTCGAACCTTCAGTGTACGTTGGCTCCGTTGTCGTCCAGCCGCTTGGATTAAACGTTGTCGGCTTATCCGGCACTAACGCAGTGGACGCTTGAAGCTTATAGAACCAAGTTATCGAGGTGATGTCCCTCATTTTGGTGATAGTTATAGAATCCCTAGCTATAATCTCACCAAGTGCCTCCAACCTCGCTTCGTACGTCGACTTGCTATTAATATCAGAAGCGTTTACCGTTAATGAAACGCCATCTTTCCCGGACATATAGGATCCGTCTTTGTACCACTTCGCCGTTCCAAGCGCAGTAAGAGTCGCTCCTGTTACTTCCGCACCGCCAACATAAACATGTGCCGTAAGAGTTGTAGAACTTGAGCTATTCTTAAAAATATCGCCGGCACTTGTTGTAATTTTAAGAAGAATTGCGTCCTCTCCGTCCGCTCCCGTATCGCCTTTAGGACCGGTTTCCCCAGTTGCTCCAGTCGCGCCTTTAAACGAAATTCCGAATGCGAACTCTTTATTAATTGTCACATCGTCCACTGTGACCGGTATCGTTACCTTACCTGCTGTAGCCAAAGCTGCCGCAAATGAAATTGTTACTGGGACTACACTGTCAGAAGCGGAACCGACAGATGCCGAAACATTAGTAGGACAAGTAGGAGTTCCAACAGTAGGAACAACTTTTGCTCCTCCTTTATAAGCCGTTACGTTAACGGTAACACTCTGAGCGGTCCCAAGAGTCGATACGTCGCCATTCAAAGAAATCGCGTCCAGCGACAACATTATGGAATAGCCATCAGTAAGGTCCACGATAGTAATCTGATCTGACGATTTTACAGCCATTTTGAATTTCCTCTATTATTTATATCCACTGAACGCGTCTGAATAAATGGCCGCATCCAACTCTAGTGTCGACATAAATGGGTATGTTAGATGTTTTGCATTTTTCGCATAAAAACAAATCTTCCGACAATACCCCTTTATTTGCGTAGTTCACCCAGTCAAACCACGGATAAGTCAGAAGTTTAAAAAGGTTAACGTTAATCATTGCGCAACCCATTCCTCCGCCATGGATCTGCACTCGATATTCACCTTTATTTCTAAATTCAGTTAACTCATCTCCCGTATATAAAGCTTCTTCGGGATAGTTGAAATATTTTTTGCCATCTGGCTGATAGATCCGGCCGACGCAAGATTTGCCGGTGCATACGTTATGCGCATTCCTATGCCCATAGTAGCCTAGACAAATATCAACCGGAGTCTCTAATAAATTCAAAAGCGCATCTTCCGGCAACGTAATATCGTTATCGACCATCATTACGTAATCGTAGCCTCCGGATATAGCTTTCTGGGCTATATTATTCCTAGCGGTGGCGCAATCGTATCCTCGAACAAAATCGAAATCGCAATCATAATCGCCAGTTTTTAAATTGTAAATAGATTTAAACGTATCGGGTGTAATGTTTTCAAATGTCGGAACAGCGATCAGTATCCGCATCTTTTCTCCTTTCAGTCAGTAACGAGATCGCATTTAAAAACTATTTTTTCATCAACATCGTTGGGTGTTACAGTTAATGAAAAACCATTATTCGTAATATGGCTATCACTTGACGCAATAACTTGCCAGTCGTTGTCATTGTATTTGCGCCAATACCATTGCAAGTATGACCCCACACCATACTCCGCTCTCATAGCGGAAATATCATTTATAGTCAAAGATCCTTTCTGGATCGTTACCGTAAGAACCGTGCTAAAATCATTGTTCTTAAAAATAACGCCACGGCTGCTATCAATTCGCAATACCGTCGCATCTTCTCCCTTAAGTCCCTCCGTGTCTTTTACGCGGAAAATACTAGTGTAATCAGAATATAACTTACCGTCAGGATCAGTATAAGTAATCTTGAACGACATTGAATTTCCACTATACGCAAACGCCCTCGCATTGCTAGGAACCACCAATGTATTGTCGTCATTAAGGTAGGGATCTGTAGTGCTGTACTCGTGACTGTCGATCACATGCCAAGTATTATCGTCAGGCGTCGTCCAGAACCATATAATTTCATCAATTACGTCAAGACCGTACATCTCGGGAGTCAAAGTAATAGTTTCTGGCATATACATTGCCTGATCCGAGTCGTACGTAAACGCCTGATTCTCGGCTTTTATTCTAATAGTAGAAACATCAGTCAACGCGTCGTCAATGTCTACGGAAGTTACAGACGGCGCAGTTACGTTGCCTATTACTGTAGCCGCGTGCTTCTCGATCAAGACTAGAACACGATCGCCTTCATTCAAAGAAGAGGTTGTGGCAACTGGAGTAGGGCTCTCCGATCCATCTAATTGAACGTGAGGCTCGCCATCGACGAAGGTAACATAGCCAAAAGCGTGATTATTTTCGTCGGTTTTTCGCTTCTTGTCACTGGTCGCCTTTACAAAATCCTGTATTAATTTATATGAAAGATCCATGAGATTACTCCCAAAGATTAGTTGTGTAAACAGCAGTTTCCTCGACCGTGCAACCCGGCGTCAACTTAATGCTTTGCTTGACAACACGAGCTTTAATATTCGTAAGTCCTGCTCGCTCATAGTTAAGCAGAACACAATCGCCAATTCTGACAGGACAATAACCATGCGAATACGTGAGTTTATACTCTAATGAAGAAAGGTCTCTCAACAAATTTCGAGCGTAAGAATCAAGCTGAGCTTTTGTTGGATTGTCCTTAATATCAGGATTGGTTTCGCGATGAACTATTCTGCGTCCTCTACTAACGGTTGAAACAGAACTGCCCGGATCGTTGTTTGTGGCAGTCGACAGCATGTACTGATTATCCTTGGAATATACTACTTCCACGACATTCGGAATCTCGTATAAATCGCGATCAACCGAAATTTCAGGATAAAGTATCGAACTGTTTCCGTCATCGTAGGTCCATACCGGTTGAAGTGACGTTAGCTCCTGTTTTGGCATAAATAAAATACGCCCCAACGGATCTAGCCCATAACGATAATCAGCTATGAGCAATAGATCCGTCAGGAACGTCAGATAAGTGTCGTCAAGGTTCGACACAAAGCCGGAGGAAAGCTTCGAGGAATCGGAGCCTTTGACGACAGGAGCCCGCAAATTGTCACTCGTTATCTGATACGCCGCATCAAGAACGTTTCGACCTTTATTAAGCGAATAACCAATTGATGGACGTTTCTCCTTCAGTTCAGTTAATGGAGAATATCCATCTATGGTTACGTTCTTGACTGATCCGGTAAAACTACTTCCTGGAGTCTGGCATAGAAAGGTGCCCAAAGGAGTCTTTTCTTCCTCCCCATTTTGAATTGTTGTGAGATACACTCTGATGTACTGTTCATCAAGTTCATTCGTAATCTCGAATGAGGCATCGCCAAGAGTTTCGTGATCCTCATCGCGGTTGATGGTTCCACTTGTGACCACGTCAACCTTTTCTACATCGTTCCATGATTCTGGATCGACTTTATAGAATTCAAATGTCTGCTGCATTGACGCGGTCCAGTCTGGCATTACTTACCTCCTTCTACTCTAGTTACAGAAAGCGTCACTGGAATTGTTGTTTCCAGATGATTCTTGCTAAACGACACAATTACCTGAGCCCAATATCCCACGCCGGAAGGTTCTCTTACATAAACGTCACCCTGATACATGGCTAGTCTTCTTAGAGAATAGATTGTTTCTACATCTTCTGCCGGGATAGACGTGTTCCACGTAGCAGTTACGCCATGCTGAGTTCCGTAATAGCTAACCGGATGACTTCTTCCTATATAATTAACAAAGTTGACATCCGGACTGTAATTATCCTGAATGTCAACATTATAAGGAAGTTTCACCATCGATCCGCTCCAATCCGGTTCCTGCATTTCATCGCTACTCTCGATGTTGTAATAGCTCCATTCCTCATTCCATTGAATAACTATAGACGGTTCTCCGATGGGAATTCCAGGAGTGTCGTAATAACTTATGTGCCCCGTATCCGAATCCATCGCTACTATTCTATATCTTGCGTAATCAAGAGCAGGATGCGGATCTGCAATATAAACATTTTTTGTGTTATCCAGATCCGTCGCCAGCTCGATCAGTTCGCCATCGTATGATCTTCTGTATACCGACAGAATAACGCCGGGAACAAGTTGACCGGATTCGTCTTCACAATACGGACGGATTACCGCTTTAAGTGTCGGGCGCTCTATTCTTATGTTGGCATTAGGAATATAATCGACACTGTCCCAGCTTATCCAAAATTGTTTAGAAACCTTTGCGGATAAGCCGGAGTTCATTCCTGCACTTAACCGAATCATATACTTATGATTATTATCAAGAATAACGTCCCCAGGGCCTAAAACAGTGGAAAAATTATTCGGGGAAGAAGAATCCGGCAGATAATACTTCTGGAAAACTGCAGAGCCACTCTTAATCGTTATCTGTCGCCCTGTTTCGTCAACCGTAGTATGCGAAGTCAAGGCTATAATTTCAAGATAGTAACTTATAGCAGTCTGTGAATTCGGAGCAGCAATAGCATCAATAGTTATAGGATAAGAATAAACGTATTCTGGAAACACCATCTCCAAAGTAGGAGGAGAATACAATGTCACTATCCTTTGTGCAGACCATGGACTGAATGTGTCTGTTACACCTTTTGTCCTAACTCTCCACTTTAACGCAGCTCCCTGAGAATAACCATTTGTTGCAAAAACGTAATTCGTTTCAGTAGTTAGCTGAATGACTGTAGTATTGCCATCAATGACCAATTCTACTTCCGCCGCATTCTGCGAAGATCCGTCCTGAGAATTATGAACCCAGAATAATCGTGCGGGATCGCCTACTACAACACTAGCCGTTTCCGACCATGTGGTAGGAGCAGATGGGTTTAAGCCAAGAATATGATTATATGATTTACTCCAACCGGACGATCCATTTGCGTTTGTTACTCTTATACGAAATGCCCATCTTCGTCCGGTTTCCAAGCCAAGTATTTCTGCATGAGACGTCGGCGCGTCAATCGTTATAGAGCTTACTTCGCTATCGTTGGTTCCAAAATACATCGGATTTACGGAATACTGAATCTCGTATGTTTCCGCACCGCTGACGGGAGTCCAATCTACCCTTACACCCATGGTTGACCATCTAGTAGTCACTTCTGTAATCACAGTGCCAACCGGTTGGGTGCCGACATTCTCCGAATAGTCAGACCAATCGCTATACTCAACGTCTTTTAACTTATCGTTTTTTCGCGTAACCCCGAGCGTCTCAGTGTTCCAATAATCAACGCCATTGTACTGATTTACACCGCGGCATCTTACTTTATACTCGCTCCCAGCTGAAACACGATAATAAATCTCAGCGTGACCGGTATTAACCCATGCCGTTCCAGTATGAATTACTTTTTTGTCATCTTTAACAATTTCGAACTCAATAAGCTCGGTCGCTTCGTCGCTCGTGTTTACTTCGGCGGTCAAACCGAAACCATTAATCGAAACAGTAGGAGTCGACGGTGTTTCGGGCTTCGGTTTTTCCACAATCCTATAAACAAGATCAGATGACCATTTACCTATAAAATATGTTGTTTCTTTACCGTTAGAATAAAACGTCTTTGGATTCGCTTTAACATTGAGCTTTATCTTCTGCGCATTTGCAGGCGGCGTATATGTCGACTGCTTTATATCAACGTCAGACTCATTGCCGATAAACCATATACCATCACCAGTGCTGTAGCTCCATCTAACAGTGTAGTTTTCTACCTGGGACGAACTCTTTGAGCACGTCCACGATGCGAAATATGTGTCTGTCGTTCCTGTCTGAAGACCCACTGTCACGTCATTTACCAAATAGTCTTTTGGTTTATCCGGAACAAGAGCAAAAAATATCGCGGTAGACCATCCTGGAGTATAATAAGGAACCTCAACACCATTAACGAAATGCGTCTTCGGATTGGCTCTAACACTAAATTTAACTTTAACTGCATCTTCCGGAGGCGTCCAAGTAGACTGGCGAATATCAACATCGCTCGTTTCCCCTTCAAAGAAGAGCCAGCCCCCATCGACGTGTTCCGATTTATTTGCGTAATACCACTTTACCGTGTAATTCTCTGTCTGAGCGTGTTGCGCAAACGTCCATGAGGCATACATATCGCTCGCGGTGCCAACCTGTATGCCGATCATAGCATTGGTGACTATGCCTTCTTTCGGTGTCGGCGCTTTAAGTTCATAGATTCTGTCCGTTGACCACGAATCTACGAAATACGGAGATTCGACGCCTTCGATGGAGCGAGTTTTGGCGATAGCTTTAACGTTTACCTTTACACGCTTCGAATTATCCGGCGGAGTATATGTTAACGAGTAGGTTGTTTCCGGATCGTCAACGTCAACCGATGTATCTTGTCCCGAAAACCAAACGCTATCTCCGCTATCGTAATACCATTTAACAGCGTAATGATCAGTTTCAGAAGCCCTCTTGCCCTTCCACGTAATATAGAAAGTACGATCTGTACCGGTCTGAATTCCTATATACAAATTGTAAATGAGCTTTAGGGTCGTTACTGTAACTTCTTTGAACACATACTGCTTGTTACCCGTTTCGCCCGCCACTTTACCATCAGAAGTCCACCCCGAAGTAAATAAAGGCTGTTTATTACTGCCTTCTTTGGCGTTAGCTTTGATGTTGATTTTAACGGCAGTGGCATTCTCCGGAGCAGTCCATGTATTCTGGAGATATTCGCTGGTGTTTACGGCACCGACGAACCAGATGGACTTGTGAGTATCGTCATCTTCGTCGCCGGTGGCGTAACACCATTTTATGCTGTAATCTTTTGTATCTGATGCCTTAGTGCACTGCCATGTGCAATAGAGAGTTCTATTTGTACCAGTCTGGATATCCAACTGGATATCTTTTATATATGATGCCATCAACCTCTCCTTTCCATCATAGCAGCGCGAGTAAGCATCTTAACGGCGTTGGCAATGTTGCTTCCGTCGTCGTATGTAATACCGTTAATATTGTAAGTGTCGCCGATCTTATTGATCGAGTTTTCGAGTTTATTGATCGCCGAAACGATATCGGCATTTGTTATCCCATTTGATCTAGCACTCATAGAAGCTGAAATAGCATTAAACCCACCAGAAGCAAACAGCGAGTTAATAGAAGCCACTCCATTTTGAATTTGTGAAAGATCCATCACAGGAACTATAGTGGGCTGGCTAATCATGCCATTCTCAATGTACGACGCAACCGCCTGTAAGCCCTTTTCGAATCCTTCTTTCACCGACGTTGCGACATTCGACTGTAGTTCTGCATTTTTAGGTGTTGTGGTAGCGTTCGGTTTCTTAGCGTTAGCCGCAGCCGCTCTAGCGCTGCTTATTGCATTGTTTATAGACCTAAGCTGACCGCTCACCCACGACGCAAGATCTCTTATACGTCTTTGAACGTCGTTAACTATGTCGGTGATCTTTTTGGATAAAGAGCTGGCGAACGACGATCCCAAATCAGAACCCGCTATGCTAAAACTGTTCTTATAACCGCCGACAGTAGTTACTGCGGACGACAACGGTGAACTGAACACCGTCTTAATTGAACCGTTCTTAGAGCTCATACCATTAAGAACGCCGGATGCATTGTAGGTTGCCCTACTGTAAAAATCGGAATAACGATTCACAGAGGTCAACGCAGAGCTAATCGATGTTGTAAATACCGTGCTGATTTGGCCGTTCTTAGACGACAAACCAGTCAGCACGTTTTCCGCGCACGTAGTAGAATCGGTCAAGAACGAATCCTGCTTATCGGTAATCTGCTGAATCGTATCCTTCATGATGTTAGTCATGGCAAGAATAGTATTATCGCCCTTCGACTGTATCCCGGTATAAAGATTCTCAGATATTGTCTCGGCTGTTGTTGTGACTTCTCCGATCTTCTCGTTAATTCCTGCGATAAGAGCGGCGATAAGCTGACCGCCGGCATCGGTGACACCTGACGTGTCGCTGGTTATGCCAGTCGCAAACGCACTGGCGATTTCGGTTGTCGCACTGGTTATGCTGTCCTTCTGCGCCAGAAGCGGAGCAAGAAGACCATTAACGTCAGTCGTTCCCAGCTGTGTAACAGCGTCTTTAAACTGACCTATACCATCGGCATTTATATCTTTCGTGTCATTGATAGCGTTTATAAGCTCTCGAACACACGCAACCGAGTTATACACCTCAGACAGTTCCACTCCTGCTATCGAATCGCAATACGCTTTCAGCTTTTTGCCCAAAGTTTCGATGGAGTCGCCAAACTTGTCCAGAGTGCTAGAATCCTGGAATCCCTGGGTCGACGATATAGAAGCTATGCCGTTAAGAGCTGTTATGGCAGTATTAATATTGCCCTGGTCGATTTCCTTGATGTTCTCTGAGAACGTCCCAAGACCTTGACCGACATGGCTAATATTGGTGGCAAAACTATCCAAACCACTTCCACCGCCCAATATTGTGCTAAGTAATCCACCGTCAGCGGGAACCTCTTCACTTAATTGTTTTAAGAATGTAAGCGCATTTTGAGCTATCTTGAGGCTTTCCTCTGTGAAATTTGAATCGGCGATGTTTTTCAATCCTTCGCCAAGCTTTTCGGTGCCAGTACCGAAATTTTCAAATCCGCTGCCGCCACCTAAAATCTCTCCTAAAAATCCGGAATCGACCGGTACTTCCCCAGCCAAAGCGCACAAGAAATCAAGAAGCTTTTTCGCAGCATTAATTTTATCGTCATCGAAATTGCAAGCCGTTAGAACTGTGGCAAAAGCGCCCATGCCGACCGCAACCGGAATGAGATCCCAACCAAACTTGCCTAGATCTTTATGACCCGACCAGAACTGTTCAACGCCTCCAGTTTCAGGAAGCATTGTCTGTACCGAAGCCATAAACATGCCGAGCATGGCAACATTTATGATGTTCGCCGCATCAAAAGTGTACTTACCAAGGACTTTTCCGAATTCGCCCATACCAGCAGCCACTTTTGCAAGATCACTACCAAATTGGCCCAAATCCTTATAACCATCAACTTTCTGTTTAAAGCCGCCACCTGCTGGTAACCGATTCTGGATAGCGACCATAGACGAACAGAGCGCTATTATTGCGTCCTGATCGTCTCCGCCAAAATTAAAAATCTTAAGTATGATGCCAAAAGCTCCCATGCCAGCGGCCACATTCGCCAAGTCGTTGCCAAATTGTCCCAAATTCTTATAACCATCAATTTTCTGCTTCAAGCCTCCGGACGGCGGTAAATTACTTTGAATCGTTGCCATATCTTTGCACAAATCGATCATGGCAGACTGGTTTTTTCCGCCAAAAGTATACTCGCCTAATACTTTTCCGAATTCACCCATTCCTTTGGCGACGTTCACTAAGTCATCTCCGAAATTTCCCAAATCCTTCCATCCGAATATTATGCCCTTCAACCCGCCACTGGGAGGCAGCCCATTTTGAATTGCGGACATCATCTCAAACAGAGCTTTAACTTGTTCTAATTTGCCGCTATCTATATTGGTTGAATCTAGGGCATCCGCAAACTCGCCAATACCTTCAGCTAATTTCTTAAGTATACCGTTAAGCAAAGAGCCAACAAATTCGCCAATTGCTTCCCCAAGCTTATTAAATCCGTTCTTTCCTGCTTCGATCGCGGGCATAACAGCATCTAAAAGCAAACCAAGTCCGGCAATACCGACGATAAGGACCGCCATTGCTGCAATTATAGCAATCGCCCCAGTAATCAATGGAATACCTATCAAACCTGCTATAGACAACACCGCAATCATTCCGCCGAAGAATAGTAGCATTGAACCCACGACTGGCAATACTTGGTCAAACTCGATATCTTTAAGCCCATAGATTACCAAGCCTAGAACTCCGACCAAAGCAGCCATGGCCAGCAACGACGGCCACGCTCCCGTACCCAACGTTCCGGCTACCCCAACCAATATCGCAACCTCAGCAAAAACTGCGCCTAATGCTATTACGCCGTAAAGTAACGCGTCAAATGGAATCGACGACAAAACATAAAGAGCCGCCGTTATGGAAACTATAAGGGCTATAGTAGTGGCTATAGTACCAAACGAATTCAAATCGAGTTTTCCAAACTTAGTCAATATAGTCACCATGCCAATTACCGCAGTAAAAACTCCAGCTAGCGCCAAAGCAGAGGCCAACATACTCGTCGTATCAAGCGACGAAAGGATATATAATGACCCAGTTATTGCTAATATAGCACCAACTAGCACGACTAATCCGGCTACCGACGCCTTATTCATCTCGGTTTTGCCAATGAGTTTGATAGCGAGACCTAAGGAAACAAGAATTGCGGTGATGGCTAACACGCCAACAAACAGTTCGTTCGGCTTCATTTTTGCCAACTTCTTTAATTGCCAGACTATAACGACTAATGCGGCAGTCATAGCAATTATAGGCAGAAAAGCACCGGCACTTCCGGCTTTCCCCATAAGCCTAATTGCTGCGCCAATAGACGTCATCAATACGAATACGGCAAGCAAACCTTGAGCGAGCTCATTAAAATCCATTTTTCCGAATTTCTTCACAGTCTTCGCCAGTATTCCAATGGCTATTGCTATCGCCGCTATTGTTAATGCGGTACCAACGCTGGCGTCATTTGCGTCATAAGTCTTCAATAAAATCATGAACGTCAACAATCCACCAGCAATTCCGACTAAAGCTACTACCGCACTACCTGCTTCGTCCCATTTTACCGAGGTTAGCAAGATTAAAGCTTTTACTATAGCGGCTATAGCAAAGCCTATGGCAGCTATTGTCATGGCTCGACCAGCTGATTTGGCGAATTTACGGATTGCGGTGGATAGTCCACTCGCAATGGTTTCTAACGGTCCCAACGAAGCTGTACCGCCGTCGCTTTTTAGCAATCTAAGTATGCCGATAACAATTAATATACCACCGACAAGTTTCAGAATACTCATCATATACTGATATCCTTGTTCGGCTTCTTCCGGTTTCATCTTACCTATGATAAATATCATGGCGGTAAGAGCCGCGATAAATATAGCTATACCTTTGAGGATGTCCAGGATAGATTCCGCCTCAGCTTTAAATGCCTCTGCTTCTACAAGATGCTTTAGAGATTGAGTTACTCCTCGGACATCGGAGATTAAACCTCGAACATTTTTAAGAAATTTCCTTAACTGATTTAACGCACCTCCGCCAGCAATCAATATTCTCAACTTTGCTAGCTGTTCGACGACGTTCATTATGCCGCTAAGACTAAAATCTTTTCCAAAGAAATCAGAGATCTTTTTAAGAAAGGAATTCTTAAGATTAGAAAGGAATCCTTCTTCGCCAGTATCCTTTGGCTGGGTCTCAGAATCTTTTCCGGTCAACGCATCCCAAATATTGGTGAAAAATTCCTTTATTTTATCTTTGGCGGCCGCAAGAGCTCCCGATAGATCGAAATCCTTAGTCGCGTTTTCGATCTTGGTTTTAATGTCTTCGAATATAGCCACTGGATCGAAATTCTCGGTGATCCAGCTTTTAAATGCTTCCCACGGATTTTTGCCTTCTTTATTATGAAATACATAATCGTAGAATGAAGCTATAGCATTTTTAATATCTTCTATCTTCTTTTCTACTTTTACTCGTATTTCGGAGTCAGGAGCGGTTAAAGATTCCCAAAACGTCTTTAACGACTCCCCTACTGCACTAAATTTCTCTTTAAGTTTGAGATCCGATGCTACTTTTTTCACAGTCTCAAACATTGTCTTCGATTTCTCTCCAACTTTGTCGAGAAATTTTGATACATTTTCTTTATCTAGGGCTCCGACCAATTTGCTAGTTATCGTAGTATATAATCCTTTAAAAAATCCAGAAACGGCTTTAAACGCCTTTGTGTTCTGTATTGTCTTAAAAAATTTACCTACTTTATCGATAACTCCGGGTAAAGCCTGACCCAGTTTTTCAAGCCCGACTTCAACAAAATTGCCAAGTATTTCCAGCAACATGTTTATGACATTGGCTATTCTTTCTAGCACCGGAGTTATTGCAGAAAATACTTTATTAAACGTATCATTTTCCGCAAGAGTTTTTCTAAGCTGCTTAGCAAAACCACCAATAGCATTGACAATTCTAAAAAATGTGGCAGCAACCCTTCCTCCAACGTTCGCTAATATAGGAAGAACGGCTTTCCCGAGAGAGAAAAGAAAATCTCTGACAACGCCGGTCACTGACAAAAGGCTATCGAAAGCCGTTTTAAGAACGTCGATGGCGCTTCCGGCACCCTTGAATCCGTCCTTAAACGAATCGATAAAACTTTGAACTGGCGTTTTATACTCCGATGCCGATTCTCCGAATTCCCTAATAAGATCTATTTCTTCTTTAGTAAGCCCCATGGCTTCCAATTCGGCATCCGATAAATTGCCGAGAGTTTCAACCGAGCCCATTTCTGCATCGGCCTTATTAAGGATTTCATCAGTAAGATTCCACGTCCCATCGGTTAACTTATGTAGAACATTTACATATTTTCTAGCCTGACTTATTGTTTCTTCGCTGAAACCCTCCGCCGTGAGTCGCTCTATACGCTCCGGCCAAGTATCACCCCAATTTCCACGAATAACTTCTTTTGCTACGTTGCGTATAGTTTCAAGATCCTTTGCGGTTTGCTTTGCTCCTGAAGAAAATTTTCCGTCAGTAATCTTGGATATGGCGTCATTGAATATACCAGAAGTCAGCCATCCTTTTTTGAGAGTAGCCTCAAAACTCCCCTCGGACTTTATCATGTCGTCAATCGCTATACCATGATCTTTGGCGACAGCCGTAACGACTTTCTTAAAAGCTTCGTATGTTTTGGCGCCTTTCTCTAAACCAGTCGGATCGCCAGTTCCATCAATGAGTTTCTTTCCAGTAAAAGCCGTTCGAAGCATGTCGACATCTTTAACAACATCCTTCGTGAACATGTCGATAAGATCTTTATGGCTAAAATATTTTTCCAAGCCAAGAATATCGTTCATGTTTCTGAGAAACGGCTTAATATCAAGTCCGTTAAGAAACTTCTCGGCGGCGCTAAAAATCGAATTGACCGTGGTGGTGAACACGGTCGCCAACGGAATTATGGCCGCTTTTACGTCATTAATTTTAACTCGTAATGCATTAAGAAAATTTACTAAGGGACCGTTCTGCTCAATCAGCGGAGAAATAAACTCAGCGCCTATTCTTCCCAACGCTGCTCGAACATTCGACAAGGCACCGGTAACGGTTTCGTTAGCTTTCTTTGCGTGCTCGCCAAAGGCGTTATCCATTGCCGCAGAAAAGATATCAAAAGAAAGCTTCCCTTTAGTCACAAATTCTCTTATGTCGCCTTCTGTGACCTTTGTTCCGCTAGAAAGCTCTTTAATCGCATTCTTTACGTTATCTCTTGCTTCTACGCTACCGTCATTTACTTTATTAAAGTAATCGGCAAGAGTTGCCGCAGCGTTCAAACCTCTGCTCGACAACTGAAGCAGGTCGTTTCCCATCAAACGGCCGGCACCGGCAACGGATGTAAAGATTCGAGAAATGCTCTCGTAATCGCTGTTAGCCATCGCCGCGGTTCCAGCGATAGCCCTCAACGCCGACAGCATCTGCTCACCAGACTTAAGGCCAGATGCCGCAAACTGCGAAGCCGCTTTTGCCGCTTCGTCATACCCGTAAGCCGTACCGTCAACCGATTCCATAGCATCATCCATGATCGCCTTTACTTTCGCTTCATCGTTCAAAAGTCCCTGAAGCTGAAAGTGCGCGTTCTCAATGTTGAATGCCCTTCGTTTACCTCCCCCAATGATAGCATCGGTAACAGCACCGAAACCATGCTTTACAAAATTAAGCGCAGAATTAGTGAGATTCTGGATCGCGGTCATTCCAACGATGCCAAGCGTCGAAAATCTTTTTTCCAAAAAGCTCAAGCTATTGGACATCTGATTGAAATCTACATTTTGTGCGGCGCGATCAATATCGTTGAGCCCTTTGGCCATGCCGTCGAAATTGAGTGCGTTTTTAAGTCTTCCCAGTGTGGAGATACTTGTGTTGACGTTGCCTTCGAATTTGGAATTATCGAACGACATCTCGACAACTCTAGAATCAATTGTCTGACTCATAGACTAAGCACCTCCTTCCATGCATCCTCAGCAAGCTTATCGAATACCGGCTGAATTGCAGGATTAATGTAATCTCTCCCTGCCACGTAACCACCAGTACCTGTGCCATGACCATACTGAAGAATAATAGCGATGTTCACACCTTGATTAATATTGGAATTGTTGAACGAAACAGTAGCTTTACCACCGTCATTTTGAATTTCATAAGACCAGGACGCGGCGGTTAGTCCGCTATCAACAGGCGTTGCCGCAGAAAGAGCGTCAACGCCCATTTTTCCGTATTTATCTAGGATTCCTAGATGAAAAGCCTCTCTCAATTTTTCAAGCCAGCTAGTAACTTTGTGATAGTCGCCTATATGCCGTATCCTGATCATAGCATTATCCCTTTGTACCGTATTTCTTACGTCGAGCCGCATTAAGAGCGGCATTTTGTCGCATAATAGCGCTCTTGCTCATTTTCTTTTTTGGTTGCTGCTCTTCGTTGCACACTCTTATAAGCGTTATTAAACGATTCAAATGCCATTTTTGGCATTCAAAAGGTATCTGAAGTGCAGTCATCCAGTAATAAATCAGCTCTGCCGTAACGACTCGATTCTGTCTTCCTTTTTTATTATCGGAAAACCACGTAGCAGTATGCGGATCTTCAATGTAATCATTGATCTCTTTGAAATTTTCAACCGTTAAAAAACGATAAACTTCAGGATTTACATTTTGTGTTAATGTCATACATTTAACATAATCTCGAATTTGATCTACCGTTTTATCTTTGGTTGACATAAACGGAACGTGCCATTTAGCTTCCCATTTAGCCAAAGAAACCAGAGAATGCTCCAGCTGTAATGTTTGCGCTTTCGTGGTAATGAAAACTTCGTTCTTTTCGTCCCATTGTTCGACTGCCGGAATTGTTATCTGAAGCATTCGTTACATCTCCATTAATTATGAACGGGCATGACGGGCGGAGCGGGAACGTTCGCCTTGGTATTAGCAAGCTGCTCTTCCAAATCTTTCGGAATAATGCCGTTCACAAAATTAGATGCCGCATCAGCATCAGTAGCAAGCTCCATGAAAAGCTGCGAATACGCCTCCGTCTGCATAAAAGAATCTCGGAGTTCCTGGCTCTTAACGAATCGCTTACCATCCGGGCTCTTTTCGCCATATGCTTTGAGAATAAGATCCTTGAAAATGCTGATTATTGTAGGTGTGTCCTGAGCTTTGATGACTTTAGTAATCATCTCAGACAGCCCGCCAGTAATACTGAGTTCCATTTCAGTTACTTCTGCTTTGGAAAGATTGAAATAAAAATCCTCGGTTCTCTCAACGCCGTTGTAATCTTCGTAAGTAATTGTCTTCTTAAGCATTTCTTATCTCCTTTCATTTAAAAAAGAGGGAATGCCATTTTTGGCAATCCCTCATTTTGAATTTACGATCAGTTCGTCTCGCCTGTCGCGCCCGTCGCGCCTTCTGCTCCTCCATTGACAATCTTGATGATGTCGTCCGGAAGAAGCATCTTAGCGTCCTCATCGTCAGAACCGTAGAGAGCGCTCTCAATTGCTGTAAGCACATTGGCGTCAGTCTTCGTGGAATCGATTTCAATGTTTGCAGACGGCTTAAAACCAGTAACGTTAATCGGAACGGTAGATACCGTCCAAGAAAGAGTAGTCGCTTCAGGGCTATCATTAACAGTCGAATGCGATCTTTCGGACGGAGAAGCAAGGCAATCGTAGATAATATGAATCTTATAACCGTGATCGGTGCCTTCTTCGTCATTTCCGATAAGAGTTCTGTAGCAGATACCGAAATGCTTTCTTGTCTGCTGTCCAATACTGATTCCGCCCGCAATCGACGCCGATCCGTCGCACTCAGCGAATTCGTCAGGATAGGTATAAGCCTCGATAGTCGCTCCAAGTTCCTCAACCGACATAAGGTTCAGGTATTTGATATTGTCGGCGTAAAGAGCGGTGGCTTCACCACCAGACGGCGTTTCATTAATTGCAGTGACGCCATTCCAAGCAGCACCCTTTGCGTATCCGCCATTAGAAGCAAACGGGAAAAGAACGACGCGGTCTACACCGGTTTCGTAGAGATGTTCGCCAGTAGCGTCCCATACTAATTTACTCATCTTTTAATCTCCTCAGTAGTATATAGTAAATACTTCATGATTTAGGTTGTTAGCCATAAAATGTCTATCGTATCGGCACAAGGGCAACTTAGAAAGCTTTACCGCAATGTCGCTATCCGGATCGCGAACCATTAGCGTTATGATGTATGGCACCTTCTGCCGATACACGCTATTGTTCGCGAAATCGTTTTCTATTCGTTCTCTTGCATAGACAATTGCTGGGTATTTCATCTTAATAGACTCTGGAGGTTGATAATAAACTTCGGAAGATCCGAGAATATCACAGAGAATTCTGTGCAATTCAAGTCTCTTCTCCATTATCGTTATCGCCATTATATACACCTCCAATTGTCAGCAATAATCTTGGATATTGGACTTCGACAGTTGTTACTTTCCATTTTGTCCCCATGTATTCCACATAGCGTATAGTATGAAAATTTTGATAGGCGAAAGGGTCGGCAACAATGCTGATTGTGTTGGAAATGTTCAGATCGTCGTTTACTTTCCCACCATTTTCATATCTTCTGGTATTTCGGATAACATCTCCGGCATACTCGCGATCTGTTATGGTTTCCGGTAAATAAACTCCAGGTCTAATTTCTTCGGTAGCGGCAAAGCCGACGACCCCATAAAATTTCGCCATTTTGAATTTCTCCTAATTAATTAGTTTCTCCAGTAGCTCCAGTAGTGCCAGTAGCCGCAACTTCCTCTTCAATAGCAATCGCAGAGTACACTCTTGTCAGTGCACCAGAGCAACGAGTCTCCAGAAGAGACTTCTGCTGGTTGAAGTCGATGTCGAACTGATTGAAGTGGGTAACCTCGCCGCCCTTAGTTGCACCAAGCGAATAGTCAGCAAGGTTGCAGATAATCGCAACAAGCCTCTTGGTCTTAGCACTGAGTCCAGTTCCGGCAACCCTGGTCTTGCCAGCAAACTGTTCTGCAGTAACGATGCTTCCGACATTAAGCGAAGAAGCAAGCTCTGCCTTGGACGAATAGATCCGGCGGCCGTTCATATCGCGCGCGAGCAGCATAACGTTAAGCATATGCGGAGTAAGGTAAAGGTCCGGTGTTCCAGATCCCTTGAAGTTCTCTCTTGCGTAGAGAACGGTCTCAATCATTGCTTCAGCGGCGATGTAATTCTCGCCAAAGTATCCACCAGTATTTGTTCCCTGAAGCTTAGTTGCCGCAGCTTCAAGGTCGAGGTCGACGTGAATCGTATACAGATCATCGTCCGTCCAAATCGGTCTGATGTGGCTCGGATCGATCTTTCCTTCATCTTCTTCGGCCCGTCCATCTCCGATCATGATGGCAGTGGCAAGCTCTTCGTTAAGCTGCATACGATCGATATTGTACAGATACTGCACATAGTCGAAGTCGGTGATGTCCACGATGTCGTCGCGATGAAGAGCGGACTTCACATAGACAGTCTGCGGATCAGTAGTACGTCTGACAAGACCAAAGTTTCCGGTCTGACCCTTCTGCTTACCCTTCTTGTAGCCTTTCGCCCTGAGGCTATCGATGTTACGAATATCGACCTGAGAAGTACGGATCCTGCTGATCGGGCTCTTGTGAACTTTGTTCATGACGATCGAAATCCATCCCTGATCGGAAGTGATAAGCTCGGGAGCACCGGGACGAACTTCCTTGTATTCGGGGAACAGATCGTACACAGTTCCGTTATTTCCGGTCTGATAGAAACCGCTGCTAATTGCATCATGCTGAAGATCATTCTCATCAGCGAACATTTCAAGAGCCGTCTGGAAAGTTCCGACCTGGCTGCTCTTAGCAAGCGAAATGATGCCTTCTTCGTCGGCGTGGCTGAGATAATTGTCGTTTCTCTCGTCAGTTTCAAATACGTTATGCTTCATTTTTTCTTTCTCCTCGTCATCGTCCTCGTCATCGTCGTTGTCGTTATCATTTTTGGCATCTTCCACTGCCTGACCAATGAGCGCGTAAACAACCGTTTTCTGTTCTTCGTTAAGGGTATCGAATACTTCCTTCACGGTGCGATCGTTCTTCTCTTCTTTTTTCTCTTCTTTCTTTTCGTCCGCCATATCTTTCCTCTCATCGCCGTTATCAGCGTGTTCAAGAACTAAGTCTTCCCCTGTATAAATAATTGCTTCTTCTTCGGTGTCTTCGCCATGAGAAATTGATACCGAGTCAATAAATGCCCCAGGATTAGCTCCGGAAAGAACAAGACTAACTTCGCGAATAACTCCGTGAAGAACATCCCCGCCCTTCTGTTTAAGCTGATTAGCGTAAATAGAAAGAGCAGAAATATCGCCATGTTCAAGTAGCATCTTAGCGTTCAGACCTTGTTCGGTATCATTAAAATATCCATCGGTATAGACACCCTGATCGGCATTGTGTAAGATAGCATATCCGAGCACATTAAACGGATCGTTATGCTGATGATTCCACACAAGCGGAACTCGCTGCCCGTCACACTCGGCAAATGCACCATGACGAATCGTTCTTCCGTCAGCGCATTTCAGATCATTACGAGTAGCCCAACCGCTGAAATCAGGTTTTCTCTCCATTTTGAATTTCATCTCCTTGCTCAGCAATTAGTTGCTTAGGTATTTCTTCAAGTTCGTTCTTATCCTTATTCAGATTCTTATTACGAAGAACATCTGCGTCAGGATCGTCGGACGGCATCATGCCAACAATCTGTCTCAGTTCATTAGATGTCATAATTTCGTTTCTAGTAAACTTATCCGCAATTTCCGCTATTTCAGCAACCGGAACAAGCCTAAACGGATCCCTAAAGAACTGAATAGATTGTTTCTGAGACCGAGCCGTCTTCGTCAAAAATTTGCGTATCATTTCATCAGTTATAGCTGACAAAATTGGCTCAATTGTACGGTTTGTGTAATTTAGCATAGTTTTATCATCCGCCGTTCCATCCATAATTGCCTGAGTGATCCCCAACTGGCTATATAGCATACTCGTTAGGTATTCAATCTGACCCATTAGGTTGTTTTCGACTGCACGATTCAACTGCGTTATATGCTCCGTACCGTCCGTATACGCAATTCCATATTTAGATCCAGCTAACTGATTCTCGATATCCTTTCTTCTTTCTTCCGCTTGTTTCTTCCTAGCTTCGGATTTGATAACATACGGTAGCTGAATTATTAAATCGAGTTTGCCAGATCCATTCTGCTCATCCACATAGTCCAAAAGGTTTAATTTTCTAACAAGCCTGTTAAGAGTAGAGTTTGGCTCGTTCATGATCGCATATAGAGGATTTTCGACAATTGCGACCGTATTTTTAGGAAGCGTAATCTCTTCTCTGCGCCCTTTATTCTCGTTGTAAACTTCGACACGTATGTGTTTTGGATACCACTGAACAATCCTTCCAGTACGCATCGTTTCTATATCAAACGAACCGGGCATTCCGTTCAATGGATTCGTATTAGTGTCCGTCGGAACAATAGCGACGCAGCCCTCGTCCAGCATCGATTGAACTACATCCTGCATGAAGGATCTGCCTGTTTGGTCGACGTTAGCTTCCACGCTCAGACAATTATTCAAGCCTGAGTCAATAACGCTAACGAATCGATCGTTATCGTCCAAACGAACATGTCTAATCTTAATTGCTGCGGCATCCATTGCTATTCTATTCAGAACAGCTGTGACAATTGTACGTTCATTACCTCTTGAGAATCTCGGGCGATCTGGACGATATGAATAAGCAGTGCCGATATCCCGCCACGTAGTTGTCGGATCTTTATTAAAAAAAGCATTCCAGGCATGTTTTAACCTGGAACCAAAAGAAACGTCACTCATTCAGTTTTCCTCATTTTGATTTTTCGTCTTTCTGCTTCACGAAATCTTCATACTTCATATCGCCAAACATGTTGAACATTTTGTCCATCTGCTCCTGAACTCTGGCTTCAGCCTTAGCGTGACCAACTTCAGAGACACGCTTCTCGGCCATTTTCTGCTGTACTTTATTGTAGACAGCAACACCAGAAGAAACCATAGAAACGCCGGCAATACCTATTGCGGCGCCTTTTCTTAGTTTGTCGACGGTATTTAACGCTGTTACTTTTGTATTGTATTTGTCATACGCTTTATCTATAAGTCGTTGATCGTTAGAAATCGCTCGATCATAATCGTCACGATACGCAGAATGTGCGTTTTCACGCGCTAATCTCAATCTATCTGAATTCTTATAAATTTTATTCGAATCAGCAGAAAATTTGTCAGAGAGCATTTTATTAATGTTTTTTGACGCTATACTGCCGCCTTTATCCAATGCATATGAAGCAGCGGCCGTCTTTATTGCCAAATCCCTAGCATTTTTCGCTCGCTGGCCGTATTTCTCCGCTCGTTCTCGCTGAAGGTCAACGTTGGCTTTATCCTGAAGTTTATGGAGCTTCTTCGTTTCGCGTTCTAGTTTACGAACTCCTCGTTTATTTAGCGATCCGTTTTCGTCGTAATATTTTTTACGAACTTTTGCCGCGGTCTTAGATCCAAGCGGATATGGTGGACCGTTTTGCACACCCAACTTCTGACCTTTAATACCGTGGTGTTTTAAATAATCTGCATATGTCATAATTATCGAAATCTCCTAAGCATAAATATATTGTTTGCCTTTTAAGCTTAGATCTCTAATTGCTTGCGACTTTATTTTTGAAGTCTTTATGTAATTCGGGATTCTATAAAAAAAATCTAATCCATTCATCTCATCTCTGATATTCCCTCTAATCCATGATCTAAAAACGGACGTTGTCATCATGGCATACGGCTTGTCTTTATAAAAAGATCTATCAGCATATAGCGTACTATCCATTAACTGGACCCCTTCCACTACGACCTTACGCTTTTTATATTGATCTCTTCCATATTGCTCAATCGCCTTGGCAAATTTGTCGACCGTTTTCCAATCCATATTTTTCGCAGAATCTGCTTTCGGAATATCTTTCCAATTCGGAACGTGCTTTTCCAAAAACCTATTAAATTCTTTCGACTGATGCTCGTTCCGGCTCGATTGACTCATTTTATTAAAATAGAAATCAAGATGAATCACATCAGCGTCAAGACGCTCGCCTATTTGCTTGGCCAATGTCGACTTACCACTTCCCGATAACCCTGACAGATAAAGAACATTATGGTCTTTGTCTTTTCCCCACTTCTCAAGATTCGCTGACTTCGTCTCATAAAGAGCCTTAAACGTATCATTCGTTTCGGCAAATCCTTGCTTTATTTTGGCACCAATTGGATACGGATGGCCATTTTTAACGCCCCACTTTTGACCTTTTATACCGTGGTGTTTAAGGTAATCCGCATATGCGCTCATCTCATTCGAATGCCTCTCGATTTAATTTAAATGCAATAAAAGCATCCATCATCGCAGCAACAGCATCGATCTTCTGCTCATATCGCCGTTTTAATAGTTTCCGATTACCGTTTGTGTCTTCAAGAGTGATGCAATTGCCCATGGCGAATGTCATCAATTCTTCGTCAAACAAAAGCATCCGTTCCTCAGAAAGTTTCTTCAACTCTCCAAGCGGAACGGATTCTGTCTTAGCTCCCTGTATTACCTTAACTACGCCAAACGGACCGTTTTCGGCGACCCATCTTTCTACAAATTCTTTCGCGTTGTACGGATCGTATCCAAAACATCTAACATCATAGCTTCGTTCTATGATGTGCTGATCGAGATCTTCATATACCTCTATCATGTCAAGGATCGTTCCTTCCATGACGACAAGACTGCCTTCTTCTATAAACTGCTCATACTTAACCCGCATAGCCGCCGGTAATTTAGACAACGTAAGCGAAGTAATGTAATTTCTGGTCTTTATACCAAATTCACCGTTTTGCAAAGGAAATAAAAATACGAACGAGCAGAAGTCGTCGCCAAGAGAAAGGTCGGCTCCAACGGAACATGGCATTTGCCAATATTCTCGCTTCTTGTGAGGGAGCGTTTCTTCATAAGTGAAATAATAAGTGTAGCCTTCGGTTGGTATCCCAAATCTTTTGGCAAGGATATCGTTTCTAGCCGCCGGAGCTTTTTCGGCTCTTTCTACATCAAGCTGATAAGTTTCGTATGTTACGGTCTTATCAAGATTCGGATTGGCTTTGATCCACATTTCCGGATTGGCCACTTCATCCACAGAGTCTAGTTTATACCACCAAATGGAAACGTGCGGATTAACGTACTCTCCTCTAAGGATGTCCATTAGCTCCATTTTGATTGTATCGCCGCTGCCATTACGAATCGTTCCTTCAGAGCTAGTCGCGATAATCAAATAATCCTGGAGTTTCGATGCTCCCTGCTCAAGAGCACCTATAACATCCTCTCGAATGTCTCCCGAGAGCCACTCGTCAACTGTGGAATACTTATTCTGCAATCCCTGCAGCTTTGCTATACTCATAGGACGGACTTCGAGCAACGAATTGGTCAGGAAGTTCTCTATTCCTTTCTTTGTCGAGGCGATTTTCATTCGATTGGCGGAAGATCCGGTAGTATTTTGTAAAGATCCCTCGGTTAAGAATGCTAGCAACGGACCCCTAGCTCGCTTAATAGCTGTTCTGAAAGGGTTCAGAATCTCTTCCGCCTGCTTCATAGTAGGAGCAGTCGTAACCTGATGAGTCGTGGATCCGTCCATTATCAAACCGTATGCCTGATGAAACGAGCCATATAAAGTCTTAGCCGCGCCACGTGCAACTATTAGATACTGCTTATTAACCAAACGTTTAACAATTCGTTTTCGAACATATCGCCCGCCGTGACCATCCGGATTTGGGCGATAAACGCTTCGTTCGATGAAGTAATACCAACCGTATACTTGCTCAGCCCAGAGTTTAAACGTATCCAATAACTTAAGATTACTTCCGTCTGTCAAAGTTAACTCATTTTCGCAAAACCTGACCCATCCTTCGACCGGATCAGGATCGTAGTAAACTCCTGGGTTTGCTATTAAATCATCTATGCGATTCATCTCAAGAGAGATGGTTTCGCAAACAGGGATTTCGCCTCTAAGCACGGCATCCCTAAATTTTCCGTAATACCGTGGGGTGGCTGTATTAGAAAGTGACATAATTAAACCTTAATTAGAATATTGTTATTTCTTATCTTTTTTATTATTTCCATTTTGGAAATTTCCTCTGGAATAATTGTCAAGATCGTTCAAATACTTGGCCTGCTTAGATGCTTTTTCCAAATCGTCTAAGGTCAATTCAGAAAGGTTATTAATATTCTGGTGTTTACTTAAGAATCTCTTCGCATACTTCTGCCCGACAGAAACATGTTTCTCTTTTTTCTTAAGCTTGGAAAGGGTTCCACCCACGCCTGCCAAATTATTCAAAGAGTTATTAACGTAATTCGTTATGTCGGCAAATTTCTTAAAAGAGCTCAACAGTCTTTGATCGCTGGCCGACTTAAGATCGTTGACCGCTCTTGCTCTGTCGGTGGCAGTCCTTATGTCTTCGTTTGACAAATATTTTCTATTTCTATAAACAGTTCCCGCGTCGCCTTCCTGAACAGCTCTTAAAAATTCTTTCCGCTTCTTTTCGGCTTTTAATCGGTTGACATAACCTACTGATTTTGAAATTAGTGAACCGCCTCCGCCAGAAGAAGCAAACCGGCCTAAGCGATCGTGGTTATGATTGTAGTGATAGAGCGAATCGCCCTCTCTATTAATGCTCATGTTGTTTCCTCTTTCGGATCAACGGCGACATTAAGCCGCCACTCTAATTCGTTCTTTCGTTTAGTTAAAACATCAATCAAGCTACTATGCTGCGGTGCGTCGAATAAAAGCTTCACTGAGATGATCACATACTCCTTAACTATCCCCAACACTCTTATATCGGTTACAAACTCGGACCAAACATTGTCCGCGGACTCGATTGAGTATCCTTCCTCAGGTCCTACGCCAAGTTGTGTTAAAACAGAGAAACTAGAATTAATAAACATTATCAAATCAGGGTCGAAGTATTCGTATCCTTCAGAGGGACCCAATGCTTTTTTAACAGAATTCAGTATGCTATCCATTAGTTTTCCTCCAAGGACATGTGTCAAACTTTTTACGCTCAGTCGGCTCGGTAACCAGTAAGGATTGATCGCCATAATGGATCGCGTTATGCGTGTTCAAAGTAGTTGTTATAAGATATTCCGGATCGAGAATCCAATCCTCATTCGCATTTAAATCGTCAAGACTGACAACATTCAAATGATGTATGATTGCCTTTCCATAGATTTCACGACCTTCGCAAGCAAGATCGCATCCTTTATCTCGAAGAATGACTTTATCTCTTAAATCCTTCCAGACTTTAGAACGATAAAACTGCTGATTGAATATCCGATTAAAACCAAACGACTCTTCTGCCACTCTCCCGTTTAATTGCAGATAGCGAAACCGTTCTTCAAATGTCGGGATCTGGATTAACTCGCTGTATGTTCTAATCTTCGTCATACTCATCGATGTCCTCCTCGTAATTCCCGCCATAACTTCGCATCGCGTCAAGAGCGGCCTGATAAAGTTCCTCAACTCGCTTTGCAGATTGCAATGCTTCTGTTTTTGCTTTCAACAATTTGTTTTCTTCCTCAAGCTTCTCTCGCTCAAGGCGTTCTTTCATGGTCCCGAGTTTTAGAAAATGGGTTATTACCTGCGATGATGCTGTGCCATCCAATAATTGTTGCTCGGCAAGATCGATTGACAATGCAATTAATTGGTTTTCTCTTGCCTCTGGAGAAAGAGCGGGTCTGATACGCTTATCTGATCCGTCATTTCTCGTTTTGGTATTCTTTTTCATCGAACCAGACACCACCTAAATATATCTAGTGACCTGACATCCCATATAAAGTGACACATACCTGATCAACACACTTCGTAGGGAGGACAACCGTTTATATGACAAAACAAAAACATCAGATACATGCCACTTTATATAAGATGCCAGTTAGTTTTGGGTGTTAAAAATATCCCTTTCAATCATTTAGCCGTGTCTAATGAGCACAATACGCATACTTTTAACAGTAGAAAGGAGGACAGAGATACCACCCAGACTCTCTGCCGAGAAAAAGCTGTCTAGTAATACGCATCATGCCCATAAGACACGGCTAAAAATATAATTTGTTTTTTAAAAAATGACCCCCGGAGAATTTTCGAGG